TGCATCTGACTCAAAACGTAGTAGTAGTTCGGTCTCAAATTCTGTGTCAGCATCTGCATCTGACTCAAAACGTAGTAGTAGTTCGGTCTCAAATTCTGTGTCAGCATCTGCATCTGACTCAAAGCGTGGTAGTAGTTCGGTCTCAAATTCTGTGTCAGCATCGGCATCTGGCTCAAAGCGTAGTAGTAGTTCGGTCTCAAATTCGGTGTCGGCATCCGACGTGATGCCAGGTGAGCCCATTAACACAGTGGTAAACTCTTATAGTTCTACAAATACGCCTGCAATATCAGTTTCCTCTTCTATTAGCGCATCTAATTCAGTATATACATCCCCTTCTGTTTCATCAAGCGGTTCTATTTCAAGCACAACTAATTCAACAGCAAGTGGTTCTATTTCAAACACTATTACGCCAACGCGCTCTACAACCAGCAGTGCTTCTGTATCTGGCTCTATTTCAACAAAAAGCACACCTATTTATGTATCGAGTATTAATCAAACTAAATCAGCAAGGCCGACAAGCAGTGGGTTATCTGCTTCCATTGGATTAACCCCAATGACTACTGCTACCAGTAGTAATAGCCCTAGTGCTTCTGTTTTTGTCATGCAGCCTTTGGTACCAGCAACAGTGTCAAATAATGCTAGTAGTTTTTTTACTATTAGCGCTGAAGGTAAGACTATTGCAACTATGAGCCAAATCCCAACTGTTGCTCGTAATTTAACAGAGTCGCCCGCCGCTTCAGCCAGCGCGTCTGCTTCTATAAGCAATAGTAGTGCGCCAAATTCTACAAAAATTGGCAATAATTATGCTGAAAGCGCGCGGTCAGGGCTAGATGTGTGGTTTGCTGATACACACATATCCTTTATCTATGGATTCGTGGGAGCTATTGTGTGTATAGTTCCATTGCTAATTATATATAAAAAACAGCTATATAAATTGGTTGTTGCTACAAAAAAGAAAAAGACCACGTTGTTGCCCAGTATTTCCACAAATCCCTTATATACAACCAACGTTGGACCCGGTTTGGAACGCCGACGGTCTATATCAAATGAGTTAATTAAATACAATAAGGTGAAAACAAGCCCGCTAATTCGGTCGGCCACCTCTCCTGATATGGCAAGCCTGGCTTAAAGATGCGTCACGTTTTAGTAGTAGAAATGTATACATTTATAGTTCTCAAAAAATGGTTGAATTGGATACTTGACAATGAGAATGACCTGGCAGTGTTTCTTAGCGAAGTAGGCACACCCTGTATACTAACAAAAGGCGGTTCGCAATTGGGCTCAACATATAATGGCGTGCCCGGTTTCTATATTAAGGTGCCACCCGGATGGGGAATACGCTATAATTATGGCCTTTTACAAGAAAGCCTGCAACTTGTTAATGCCGAACATCCGATTAGTTTGGCCATTTCTGAGACCGTGGATGAGACTTGTGCCAAGGAGGCTTAAATAATATGTTGTTACAATAGGATGGTCCGGACTACGTATAAAAGACGCGGTCGACGCATGGGGCGCAACACACGGTCAGCCCGCGGCGGCGCGCTACGGGCTGTGAAAACGGGGCTTTTAAGTGCAGCTGCACTTGGGGCTTTGCCCGGTAGTTCAGACATACACGAGCCACATTTTGCCCACGAACACCACCATGGCGACATTCATAACAGTGGACTTCAGCCACCTTATTCACAACATGCTTGGCCCAGTGGTTCCACGGTGGCATGGCAAGGACCTGAGCCCACCATGGTCCAAAATGGTGTTCCTGCACCCGCTAATTGGGCAGCAAATAATGCCGTTGCTGCAGAAGCAAGGTCAAAGCAGTTTGTTGATGGGCAGGGGAAATTGGCCACCTGGGCACAGGCGCAGAAATTTTTAAATAGGTGGACTGACGCTGTTGCCGAGTCGCAGGCGTCACCTAAACCAGCAAAGCCTGCAGGAGCAAATGTGGATTTGTGTGAAGGTGCTGCCAGTATATGCGAAGGGCATTTGAACATTCCACGTAAATTAATGCCTCAAATATACGAAGACCAGTTGGATAATTTCAGAGCGTTTGCATTGGCTCACGATGGTATTGCCTCACATGAGGCTACTGCCAACGTCACTGAATTAAAACCTGTTCAGCACGAAATAAGTGCGCAAACAACTGATAAAATTGTGGCGGCTATGAAAAAGCCTGGATACAAATCCTGGCCCTTAATTGTCTCCAGTGATGGGTATATTATTGATGGCCACCACAGATGGTCGGCGTGGCTAAAGTATCAGCCAGAGGTGCCCATTGAAGTTGTTCTTATGGAAGCGCCGGCCATTGATGTATTAAAATCAGCGGCAGCGTGGCACGCGCCCGTAACAGCGTTTGGTGTTAAAAAGGCGGGCGAATAGCTGGTGGCGATTAGAGCCTTTAGATTTATGCTAATATTTTATCTAATTATAGTAGATAGACTAATGGCATCAAGTGGTGCGTCAAGTGGAGCCTCTAGCGGTAGAAGAGCCGCAAATGTGCACGATGACTGGTTAGCACGCATTGGTCCTAAAATTCCGGCAGCCGCTGTTACACGGCGTGCGCCTAAAGCTGCGGAAGCACGTGCCCCTGCAGGACAGCGACAAGCTGCAAATGCAGGCCGTGGGCGTCTTGGTGCGCAAGGGGGCCCCCGGCCTCATATAGCCCAGTTGGCTATGGCGTCGAATGAACAAAATTTCAACGGGGAAGGGTTTGGTGCGCCTTCTCAGGGCGCTTCGTCAAATGTCTTAAGGGCTCAGCGCGCGGCCTTGGCTGCCCGTTTGGCTGGTGCTAACGGTGGATTAGGTGATCCGCATAACTTTGTTGTGCCTGGACCATCGGCCGCCCGTGCAGCACTACAGGGCGCGTCTGGTGCTGCATCTGGCGCTGCATCTGGCGCCGCTGGTCGCCCTTTAGCGCGGTACAGTCCTGTTGTAAATGGCGGTATTGCAGCCCAGCGTGCTGCGTTAGCTGGGCAATTAAATAGCGGGGCTGGTTCTGGCTCCGCTGCACTGTCTGGTGCGGCAGCAGCAGCGTCTGGTGCAGCATCTGCCGGCCGCCCTGCTGCACGGTATAATCCTCCTGTAAATGGTGGTATTGCAGCCCAGCGCGCTGCATTAGCTGCCCGGTTGGCTACTCCTAACGCTGGATTAGGGGACTTGCATAACTTTGGGGTGCCTGGACGTGGAGCTGTTTCTGCCCCGAGTACTAACGGTGGATTAGGTGACCCGCATAACTTTGTTGTGCCTGGACCTGGGCGCGGGGCTGTTTCTGCGCCGCTGGGTAAAGGGCGTGGGGCTGTTTCTGTGCCGCTGGGTAGAGGGCGTTTAGCATTACCTGCCCAAGAAATGGATGAGGAGGAGGAGGAAGAGGAGCTGCCAGTACCTCAACCTAAACCCAAGCTTACTCCGGAGCAAATGCGGAAGTTGGAACAAGATTTTGAAGCAGAAATGGAAGAATTGAGAAGCAAGGAAGAAGCTGAGCGCGCTGTAGCGGCAGCTCAAGCATTACGGGAAGCAGAGGAGGCCAATGCCCAGCGTGCACGTAATTTGAAAAATAGCAATGCGCGTGCGGCAATGACTGTGAAGTCTTCAGGTGTTTTGGGATTTTTTGGCAAAAAACAAGAAAATCCTATTAAGCATACCGCCTTGGACCTTCTTGATATTTTGACAAAGAATAGATTGGGGGAGGCGCCCTACATTGTTGACAAGGCGGGTAAAGCGTTGCACTTTTTGACCCTGGCAAATGCCCCCGTTGATAATCGCAATCCCTATTACAAAAATATTTTGAGCACGTTCTCTTCTATATTGACGGATATGATTGAGCGCACCCGCGGGGCTTTGCGTATTAGTGGTGCAGAGGTGCAGCGCAAAGAGAAGTTAATTGAGCGTGGATTAGCTGCCTGCGAACGTGAGTGGGGGCTTTTAACACCTGAGGAACAAGCGAAACCAGATATGGTTAAGATGAAGGCCATGGTTGCTGCTGCTACAGAAGCGTCCGCTGCTTTTTACAGGGCTGTTATGGCACAACTAAACGCTAACGCAACAACTGCTGCAGAGTTACGGGCTGAAGAAGAGGCCGCGGCGGCTTTGGCGGCCCCTGAGGCGCAGGCACAACTTCAAGAGGCGCGCGCTGCTGGACGGGCTGCAGGAGTGCAGGGAGCAGTTGCTGCAGCGGCAAATGCTGAACGACGGGCAGCGGAGGGACGGGCGCGTGCGGCTGCAGCGGCTCAGTTACAACGGCAGCGGGCGCTTGCTGAAGCAGAGCGGGTTAAGAAAGTGGCGGTTAATGCTCTTGTAGCACGTGGCTTGACTGCCGATAAAGCTTCTGCAGCCTATAACGCCCATTTGGCAAGTCAAGCGGAAAAAGCGGCAGGTGTGCGCAGACTGAGAAGAGGAGGCCTGAACCAAGCTGCAGCCGAAGCGGAATACGATAAACAGTTAGCTGCTGCTTCTAAAGCTGTGCCAAAGGCTGCTGCTTCTGGTGCCTCTTCTGGCTCAGCTGGCGCCGCTTCTGGCTCAGCTGGCGCCGCTTCTGGCTCAGCTTCTGGTGCCGCTTCTGGTGCTCCATCAGGTGCAGCTTCTGGTGCAGCTTCTGGCTCAAGAGTTCAATTGCCCCTACCCGGTCCAAGAAACTTACCTGGGCTAACTGGAATTCCACCACCCCCACCCCCGCCCCCAGTCAAGCCTGTAGGAAATGTATCTGTGGCAGCCCCAAGCAGTCCTCATGCTGGTGGTGCCTATACACGGCGCCAGCGTCGTAAAGGCAGACGTTATGCTACACGCAGAAGCAGACGCTAAACAATATTTGATTATTATAATTTTTATTGATTTGAGAACAATAAAAACTATAAAAAAGCCTTTGATATATCTAGGGATGGCACATAATGTCAATACAAGTGGTAAACAATACTTAGTCTATATTGACGCGGAATTTCAAACATATAGGGTGCCCGATAATGATGACCCCTTTTTGGCGGACGGTTATATCAAGACTCCTCATTGGACAACCAGCACAAATGACCTACACAATAGCAATTACCACTTTATGCTGTCGCTAGGCATTATTATTTATGAAGGGACTAAGCGGCTGCCTTTTTTGTTGGCTCTTTTTCCAAGTAAGGCCGTCTCGGCGGAGGCGCGATTTGCTAATCCGCAGTTTTTGGAGCCGGCCTATACAACCGTGCGCCCAACGGCGGCAGCCGCTGTTCAAATGGCGAAAACACAGCTGGTTGAATCCGATGACCGCTTTGTTAAGCACATTTTTCCTTGGCGAAACGAATTGAATGTGGAGCAGCAGGGGTTTTTGGATGCAGGTCATCGTGCCTACAATAAGGGTCTAACATTGGCCGATAGAGGTGATGGGTTGGCGATTTTACGATATTTTCTGGGCGAAATTGTGCCACGGGCGAAAATTGTACACAAAGGGCAGAATGATTTGTATGCACTTATGAATACGGCACGCCTATTGGAGCTGGGGGTACCGCCTATTGATTCCAGAAACCTGGATATGTATTTGCCCGTATTTAAGGAGGTTGGTTGGCCTGGTGGGCTTCGAGCATTGAAAGAAGCACTGGTTGCGCGCAATGGCACACGGGGCTTAGAACATTTGGAACGGCGCCTGATTGGAGATATTCAAGAATTTATTGTGGCGAAATTTGGCGAATCGGCACGTAATAGCGTTGGAGCACACAATCCGCTGGTTGATTGTGCCTATGCGCATATTGTAGATATTGTGTGCGCTACGCTATGTATAGGAGCGGTGCGGGCGCGGGCCTGTAACTTAATTGCGTAGGGCTTAGCTTCGGTTTTCTTTTTCTTATATAATATAATATATCGTGTAAGAAAAATGTGGGATTGTGGGAATTACTGGATTAGGTTTAGTTGCGGCGGGTAGAGCGCTTGGAACGACGGGTGCTGCGTCTGGTCTTCTTGCCACCTCTGTAATCCTTGAAGCTGGCATTGCTTAGCTTGAGTTCAGGGGGCGCACGAACAACTGAACCGGCTGTTCTGCCTGTTGGCTTGCCACTGGCGTTGTGGAACTCGGCAAAGTCAGTCTTATAAACCTGTGAAAATGCCGCGGCGCGAATGGCGGCGAATTCTTCTGCTGTTACACGGCGGGGGCCACGGACAGCTAATTTCGCTTCAACAAGCTGCTTATATTTGCTATTCATGCTACTGGCTCTGGAGTTGGAGGTGGCGCGGCTGGCAGCACGGCGTGCATTTAAATTGGCCGCCAATGCATTAACGCGAGCCTTTTGCTCGGCCAGGGCTGCACCGGCGGCTGCGCCAGCTGCGCCTTGTCTGTTAAGCTCAGCTCCTGAGGCGGCGGCGTTAGCTTTCATCTGATTTAAAAGATTACGGGCGGCACTCAAATTTGCACCCATGCGATTCAAGCCGGCACGGGATGTGGCCATTAAACGCTCACTTTCGGCCATTGACCGGGCACGCGCCGCGTTAGGTGTTTCTACGGCGTTATTGTTGAAAGTGGAACTAGGTTGCGGTACACGTGGTGCAGACATTTCTACTTATACCAACTATTTTAACGCGCCGGGTATCTATATTTTTATTTTACTTGCGTAGTAAAATAAAAATAACTATTATTGAGTTTAGCGCTTAGCCCTTAGTTGCGACGGGTGCTACGACGGCGGGTGCTGCGCTTGCCCTTACGACTTTTGCGGCCGCCAATGGAGTGGCTTCCTGCACGTGGGTCAGAGACACCGCCAGCGGGTGAGCGCAAGGGGCTCTTGGGTTGGCGGCCCGCTGGTGGGGCGCTGGGTTGAGGGGCCCCACGAAGAGCGGCTGAACCCATGGCACTGGCACCAAAAACAGCGTTGCCGACACGCTGTCTAGCATTCAAACGGCTGTAAAGGGCGTTTTCCTCGGTTTCAACATAAGGCGCCTCTTCCGCCTCGGGCTCGGGCTCAGGCTCGGCATTGGCCAAGGGATTGAAGTGGCCCGCATTATTGCGCTGGTAACCAGGATTGGGGCTGTTCATTGATGCGCCCAACTGCTTTAACAATATTGCAACTAACTCACCTGTAGTAGCCTCACCGGGGGCCGCTTCTTCAGGGTCGTACTCGTATCTCAAAGATGAAATGCGCTCAACATAGAAGTCAAACACAACCTGGTTAGATGCGCTCAAACTGCGGGTCATCACCGTCATTTCATCGGGACCGAACATTGAGCTCTTGTGCCCGTGACGGGACGCCATGCCAAACTCACGCAGGGCCTTTTGACTGTTTTTAAGGAATTTCAAGCCGGCAACAACAATGCGACGCACTGGGTAGTCAGGGTGGGCTTGGGAGGCCTGGACTTCGGTCATTGTGGCACGCTCCTTCATCAGCTTTACCGACTCAAGATATGTCTCCACAATGAACTTGTAGGCGTAGTTTCTGTTATCGGGGGTAACATTGGGGCGGGCCAAATAGTTTTTGGCGGCATTTAGCAAGTCAAGCGCACGGGAATAGGTGGTGGGATTCTGAGCTGCGATTAACGCCAAGGCCTCCATTAAGGCGTGCTTGGCGGGGTTCTTGTGCGCGGCGGCAAAGGGGCGCTGATACCAAGGCACATGGGCGGCGTTTCTGAGTTGCATGCCTACGTTCACTTGGCCGGGTCGCGCCGCTAAGGCAACGCGGGGGGCCACAACTGGTGCAGGGGCGGGGGCCTGGGAATATCTTTGGGCAGCTACGGGAGCGGCGCGTCTTGGGGCTGACATTTCTATTTAACGCATATAAAAAACGCAGAATGACCGGGATTGTTTAAATCGGCAAAAGAGAGCGAAGGGGTTGATGGGAAGCGCGATTATAAACCGGATTTACAACCGGATTGACGCGTAGCGCTTCCAGCTGAGCCTTGTATTTGCGCTGTTTTTCATGCATGGTGTATGCATAAGAAATCAGGATAAAGAAAACAACGCCGATTGAACAGAATATCCACGTCCATGACTGCTCTGATAAGGATGCAAAGGCATTGGTTTGTTGCGGTGGCTGCGGTGGACCTGGTGCAGCCGTTCGGCTTTGTACTCTTGAGGGGGAAGGGTCAGAGGTTGCACTTGGCAGCACGGTTGCAGATGACGACGGACTTGGTGGCACGGAAATAAAGGTGGTACTTGATGACGGACTTGGTGGCACGGAAATAAAGGTGGGGCTTGATGACGGACTTGGAGGCATTGAGATAAAGGTGGGGCTTGATGATGGGCTTAGCGTAAGAAAGGTTGGTGACACTGTGGCAGTAGAAGTACTTGTGTCACTTTGGCTGATACTACGTGTAGATATATAGCTTGACATAATAGTAGGCGTGGCATACACAGTAAAGGAGACTAGCACTGTGTCTGTTGGCGCCGACGTTTGCGCATGTACAATATTGGTAATTGTTCCTATAATAAATAGATATGAAAGCACCATCTTTGTGTTGATAAGGGTTGTGTTTGGCTGTTCCTGTTAAAAATTTATGCATTCAATTTTATATGCGGCTCCATATAATACGAGTAATAGCGTCAAAGGCTAACTCAAACGACAAGCGGCGGCGCGGATAAGTTTTTGCTTCACGAAAGACCGGTAGAAACATACTGCGGGTTGTTTGCCGCCAGTCCTCAATCCAGACATTGAATGTGCTGACAATATGGCGTTGAAGTTTTTTGGATGCATAGCCACGGACCACAATCTGGGCCTTTGAGCGACCTGTGCTCTTGCCAATATAATCGGGTTCATTTGAGTCCATTAGTCTCAGGCCTATGCGACCAATGCCTGGCTCTAATGAGGTACCAGAATCCAGGTTTTCAAGCATAATACGCGTTAGGCTTTCATTGGGCTTAAGAGGGGTGTCATCGGTGTGTCTGCGGACCTTGATATATTTATTTGGTGGGGGCTGTGTGATTAGGGTGGTAGTAAAGGGATTCTCATTGGGGAATTCCAAGTTTCTAATATTAATCTGCCAATTTAGCGTCTCATTAGAAGGATAAAAGTAAAAGGGCCACGACTCATTAATCTCCGCATGGTCAATGCGACGTTGAAACTCAATAACCAGGGTTAGGTAGTCGGTGTCCTCAAACATGGCCTCTTCAAATACATTGAAGCGCAGGGGCTTAAAGGTGCGGAAGAAGTCTTGGCGTCGCTTTTTTTCGGACTCACGCACGCCGCTAAGAAAGTTTAGGGGGATAATAATAATGCCGCCCATAGGAGGCTCCCGCAACAGGCTTTTCAGAAAGCACTTGTAAAGGTCGTCTGTGCCATAACGGTCGAAAATAGTCTTGTCTTCACTTTTGTTTTTGGCAAGCCACGGTGGATTTGTTAAGACATAACTGCCGGCGTAGCGGGGTGCATCTAACAGGGTGTTACGTTGAAGAATGCCTGGTGCTTTGGGTTCCAAGTCATAGGAAATGTTAATATAACCCGGGCCAAGCCAACGTAGTAGGTCCCCTTGACCAGCAAAGGGCTCTATTACAATGGCGCCGGTTGGGGGGCGCTGCATGCCATGTAGCAGCTGCTCTGCTTTTATTGAATAATGCTGTCCAAGCGTATGCTGGTGGTCCATTTGCCTTAGAGATTGGTGGGGGCCGGTTAGTCAAATTGATGGGATTTTTGGGGGTTTATGTTTTGATGATAAAAATACCTGGTATATACAAATATGTCTTCCTTACTAACCACAATAAGTCAGGTTGATTCCAGCGTTAAATATCTGAAAGCAACGGCGGTAACAACCGTCTATACGCCTAATGCAGGTGCGTCTATTAGTTCAAATATGTCATCTGCACTATTTGCATCATCAACAACTGCCTCGACCTATCCCTCCGGCACTACTTTTCGCGATATGGGTAAAAAAGCCTTGACATATAACACACGTAATGAAGGTGAAGCGCTCTATATACTTGTTCAACCACAACAGGGGCCTGAAACCGAAGGTGTGCCATTTAATTACGGCACGCAGAAATTTTACGTCAGAGTGTGGGCAGCGTCACAAGCGCCGACGCTGGTAACTGTTGCCCGCCTGGGATAAATTTCTATTATATTTTTAATAGAGCATGCGCCGCGTCTATAGTCAAAAAAAGGCGCGTTCAAGCAATTACATAATAGGGGTTAATACGGCGTGGTTGTATCCTGAGGCGGATATAGCTACTGCTTTAGGGACAACTACCTATAAATATGTGTATGACGGAGATTTCATAACCTGTCCTACAATGGCCGACATTATTGGAGTATATACAGATATTTATAATCGCACCACTATTACTCAGCCCATTGGCAATGTAGGATATGCCCTTGGTGTAGGAACGTTACTGGAAGATATGGGCAAGGAGCTGCGATTTAGATTAGATGACGGCCTTGTTGTCATTGTCTGGCGTTTAGTTAAACAATTGACTCCACAGAAGCCGGCAACCGTAATTCCTGTTCCAGGTAATTCTATCGATGAAGTTGTCGGCTTCACCACGTCTTTTTGCAGTTTTGGCTCAGGAGCTGATGGTGGTTATAGCAAGGGATTAGACGATGTTATGATATTACGCGTATAGGGCGGGTTGGGTTGATGTTTGTTGTAAAAGTTACAGCCCCAATGGGGCCGTAACTTTTATAGGGTTTATATTTTTATAGGGGAAGGCGCATGCAGAAATCACCATGAGTGCCATCCAGCTTACACCGGAGACAGCAGTGGGTGCCGCCGTTGTTTTTTATGTCAACATGGCGTTTAAATTGACACTTTGTTCGCAGGCATTTGATGTGTTTGTCTTGTAGTTTAGTGCCATCAGATGTTTTGGGATAGGCCGTTTCCACTATTAAATTGTTGACCATCATTATATCCAGCGTCTCTAATTCAACGTTGTATACCGGTTTGTAGTCATATGGGATAAGCTGCCTGTTGGGAAGGTCCCGTGCTTGTAGCATGCGACCATGATACAATACCTGGTGCATTAAGGTTAATACGGTGTCTTGGCTGGGCTTATTTGGGCCAAGGCAGTCCTTTTTTAGTAGGACAACTGTTGGGTCCGTGGTGCCTTTTGTCACGCACACTATGCGCTTGTTATCAATTGTATTGACGTGGGGGTTAATTTGCTCAATCGGAATTTGACCCTGGTCGGTTGTTACAGGAGTACCTTCGGCGAAGCAGACAAGGGGCAGGGTTGAAACTGAGGTCTCCGTACCAGCAATACTATTGCCAGAATTACCGTCATTTGCTGTAAGAAGTATTACAGTATAATCAGAATCCGGAGTTAAACCAGTCCATGTATAGGTTGTGCCATTAGGTCCTATATTAGAACCATACACAGGGGGTGGGCCGGTAGGGGCCTCATATGTAGGATAAATAGGACCAGGTGTAGTTACAGTCCATGTTGCTGTAATTGTTGTGGCTGTAATTGATGTAATTGTAAAACCGGATACTGCTGTCGACATCTACTTTATAATTTTAAAATTTATAAATTAGATGCCTTGTTATGCAGAGCTAATTATATCAAATGGATTACCGCTCAGACTTTTTAATATGCCTATATATTTTGTAATTGTGGCAGCATCAGAATGAATTACATATACAGGCGCATGCAGAAATCGCCATGGGTGCCATCCAGCTTACACCGGAGACAGCAGTGGGTTCCACCGTTGTTTTTTATGTCAACATGGCGCTTAAATTGGCACTTTGGTCGCAGGCATTTGATATTTCTGTCTTGTAGTTTAGTGCCGGTGGATGTTTTGGGATAGGCTGTTTCCACTATTAAATTGTTGACCATCATTATATCCAGCGTCTCTAATTCAACGTTGTATACCGGTTTGTAGTCATATGGGATAAGCTGCCTGTTGGGAAGGCTGCGCGCTTGTAGCATGCGGCCCTGATACAATACCTGATGCATTAAGGTTAATACGGTGTCCATGTTGGGCTTATTAGGGCCAAGGCAGTCCTTTTTTAGTAGGACAACCGTGGGGTCGGTTGAGCCTTTTGTCACTGACACTATGCGCTTATTGTCAATAGTATTGCTTGTGATGTCGATTTGCTCAATCGGAATTTGTCCTTGGTCGGTTGTTACAGGAGTGCCTTCGGCAAAACATGCGGATGCTAGGGTTGTAACATCTTGCTGGCCAGCAAGAAAATTGCCCGATTGTTGGTCTGTGGTCGAAAGAACTGCTATAAAACTATATGTCGTATTTGGAGTTAAACCAGTCCATGTATATGTCGTTCCTGTTGTGCCCTAATCAGGACCATAAATAGGTGAACCACCTGGAGGTACATGTGCAGGATAAATTGGACCAGGTGTAGTTACAGTCCATGTCGCTGTAATTGTTGTGTCTGTAATTGTTGTAATTAAAAAACCGGTTACTACTGTAGGTGGCAAGGGCATTGCTTCTATTATATTTCTATAAATTAGGGACATTATTTCATGAGCTACATAGTTTTAGGGCACGGCAGTGAGCATCTTGAAAAACGGGATGTTGTGCCAGCCGGGTGTATGTATATAGTATCGGAAGAGTGCGGTATTGAAGGAACTATACCACATTTTTTATATGACGTCTTTTCAGACCCAGGTCATGCCGAACTATTAAACAATCCTCTGGCTCACAGGGCAGCTTTGGAAAAACTTTTTAAGAAACGGCTTACAATTTATAAAGAGGGGGATAGCTGTCCGCATATTGAATATACACTGTTAGGCTATGGGCGCAATACCGACCAATATGATAAGGAAGATGCCTTTAATATTGAACCTTCCGGTGTGTACAGTGTGCCGGCTTCTCGGGCGGATTGGTTAATTGATGGGGGGGAACGGGGCATAAAACGCTGGACCCAGCGAATTGTTAATCCCATGAAGCCAGCTGAGATTCGTCGAACGTTTCAAGGGGCAGTATATCCGCCGATTGATGGATTAGCTACTAAGGCAGCGTCCGTGCACGAACTTGGATTAAAGGAATCGGTGCGTATAAGCCAGGAAAATTTGTTTAAATTAATGCCTGGAATTTACTATAATTTTTTATGTCGTAGTGTGCTGGAGGAACAAGAACTGACAAATTTAATATATCGCTATTTTCCGAATGAAGACCTTTTTTCAGGCGACGGGCACGACCATATTGTTATTATTGAACAGTGGTTCAAGGGTCTTAAAAAGAAACAAGTTCCAGCACACGCCTTAGATATTTTGAAGCGCATTAAGGATTTAATTAAACGTGTCAAGGCGCAACGACGGATGTCACGTTTGGCGCGCGGTTATTCAATGGCCGGACCTATAGACAAAATTGTTAATCTGCTAGGAGCGTCGCGATTGGCGGCAACAACTATACGGCTTATTGAAACACTTGATGATGCGTTGTTAAATAATGTAAATAGCCACGATGGTTACACAATACTTACTGCTGCAGCTGCAAATGGGCATACAAATATTGTTAAGCAGCTTTTGGCCCGCGGGGCCGACCCCAATATTGCCGATATTGAAGAGACTACGCCGCTAATGTTGGCTTGCTCACGGCCGGCACCTGACATTGTGGCCCTGTTAGTTCGTGGCGGGGCTAATGTTAATTTGGTGGACAACGATGGGGACACTGCCCTTCACGTGGCTGTGACAATGCGGGGGCGGGGTGTTGCAGATATGATTAAAGGACTTATTGCTGGGGGCGCGGATGTTAATGCGCGGGATGCCGACGGAAACACACCTATACATATGGCTGGGGGCCACAATCATGTGGATTATTTACGACTGCTTGTGGCGGCTGGGGGGGATATTAATGCGCAAAACAAGCTAGGTTTAACACCATTAATGGACGCAATTAGTGAGCGCACGGTTCCGGCCATTGATTACTTGGTGGGGCGCTCCGATTTGAGTCTGCGTTCTGTAGTTGGGTCTACGGCGCTGAGCTACGCCTTGAAGGCTAAAATGGATGGCCTGGCAAAGAAACTTATACTGTTGGGGGCGCCGGTGTCAAAGTGGGGTGTGTTGCGCGATGCAGCACGGGTCTATAAATTGGCGGATTTAGCGGCGTTTGTTACACTGGTGACCAGGGGTTTGGGTGATGCCGATGGTGACGGAGGGTTGGGTGGCTTGACGAGTGCTGAACGACGTGCAGCTATACAATGTCTTATGAAAGGGCGGGTGTTTGAAACACGGCGCTGCTTGAAACCGTGTGCTACGGGTTTTAGCCGTGATAAACAAACACGGCGCTGTAGAAAAATAAAAATTGAGGTCGGTGGGCGGGGGACAGTTGGGGCTTAAGAAAAATGTCTAACGCTGAGCAGCATATTAGAATTAACACAATTGTAAAAGGTATTTATAGACAGGCCGCTATGCAGGCCAAATATAGTGAAAATACATCTTACAATTATCCGCTGTTGGATAGCTTTACGAAGAAGCACGTTGGTGCCATTGTTAACGGTCTGAAGCGGCTGCTTCCCACCTATAGTGTATCACATACGCTGCTGGCGCCAGGAACCAACGGGCGTCTTTACGATGTGGCAAAGATTAGCGATGATGTGCTGCCGCTTGTTGGGAGTGTCCTGAACGATTCGTATATTGTGATTGACTGGTCTTGAGTTGTGGTGTCTTGGGGGTTGGCTTTGTGTTGGGGGTTGGCTTTGTTTTGCGCTACTTTTTCACATAATAACCAGCCGCGGCTATGGCGCCACATAGCACGGTGCCCCATGCCATGTCAGTAAATGTCATTTCAAGTGTCCAGGCTTTTAATGAGGCAAGATTTGTTAAGTCATACACACCGTAAATGGTAAATCCAAGAAGTAGGCCAGACAATACTGCTTCTTTAAGACTTGAGGCGGGCTTGACTGCAAAATAGACTACTGCAGCGGGAATAAGAATATAAATAAGCAGAACTGGAATAACGCGTATAACCGGGTCACTGCCCTGGACAGATTTCATTAATTTCACATGGTAGTCGGCTCTAAAGCTTAGCCAGAAAGCGTCAAGTGCAAGGGCTGTGACAGTAGCAGCGGCAAAGGATTTTAACATTGCTGGGATTAGGAAACTCTTACTGTATCTTTTGAAAATATATTGAGGGGAGCACTTAACAACATCTAAAATCTATGTACCAGGGATATGGCGGACGATTATCAGCTTGAGGGCTTCGGCTCAGACATACAAAATAATATTTCGGTTGTTATGTGCGATGGTGCAGGCGGAGGGTTGTGGTTGCCTTACGAATTTATTGGCGGGGACGTGGTGACGCGAATCTTTTTGTGTGGAGAAGAAAGCGCTGGCACACGCGGGTTAGTGGCGTGTGAGCCATGGTCCATTGTGTTTAACATGACAGGGTCAGCGGGGGCGCGAAACTGGTCCCTGTTGGCCTCAATGATAAAGCACATGCTGCGACCCATGTTGTTGGTTGTGGCACCGGATGTAGGGTTGCCGGCGGCGTTTTTGCCGCACGTGGGGGAGGGCGTAACAATTATTGTATATCGCTGGCTATCAGAAGCGGCGTCCGTAAATGTCCAGGCAACTACGGTCTTTTTTCCACCTACCGTGCAGAGCACACATATTATTGGGGTTCAGCGTGCACTATGGCGTGGCTTGGGCTTACGGGTTAGCGACACGAATTTGCCGCTGATTTTACAGGAAACACGGCCGCAGGGACTTGGTTTGGCTTCCACGGTCTTGGAAGGGAACATTGTATCACTGGCCTGGTATAGAATGAAGGATTCGGACGAAATGGTAGAGGGACTGCGGCGTAATGCGCTAAGTGCATGGTTAGGTGCCATTAGTGATAGGATTATTGGATTATTGAAGCGTTAATGGCTTGTGTCTAAAACATTGCTTGGCACAGTGTGTCAATGAATGTTTATTGGAGTTACAGAGTGGGGGTTAAACTGGGTGTTTACCAGAAGCGGCCGCCGACAACAGCGTTCTTCTTGGCCTTGCGGGTGGCAGCGGCCTTGGCGGCGGCACTCTTGCGCACGGCGGTCTTGGCCGCGCTCATGGAGCGGGTCACACGGCGGGTGGGCGCAGCGGGGGCCTTGTTCTTCTTGGAGAAGAGCTTGAACTCGCCCTTCTTGGCGACGAAGCCCGCGTTACGGAGGCGCTTGATGGCCTTCAAGCCAGCGTTGTGCTGCTTCTTGGAAACAATGCGACCCTTGTCCGTCTTCATGAGGTCCGCCTGGACAAGGCCACCCGCGGTGCGCTTTGCCGTGCCGTGAAATACCTGAGCCTTGGAGCCGACAGTGACAATCTTCGCGGGCATATTTTCTAAATAGATGCAAGAAAAAAAATATGCAGGTGGGAGTGATTTGATGGGGATTTGGTAAGGATTGTTCGGTGGGGGTTAGTTTGGTACCGGGGTTATTTTAGCGCGGACTGGATTTAGCCCTGGATTCTGTCATAAAATTCTTCAATTAGGGTCAACGGCTTTGCCTGACTTCTATCCGTAGAAACAATAACCTTGGTTTCATACCATTCCTTAAACATCTCTAAATCGTGAGTTGGCTCCAATTGCCGGGCACGAATCTTACCGCGGTTTGAGTATTCATCGTAAAATGCTTTATCGTTTACTAAACGGCGGATAAGTCTGACCCATTCTTGAATATCGTGGCGCTCCACAAACAGGGCTGAATCTTCGCAGCATTCACGGAGTCCTGGTGTCGGGGCCGCTACTACCGGGATACCTGATGACATGGCTTCAACTGCAGTGCGACCCCAGGTCTCGTCTTTAGAAGGCATTATTAGAATCTTTGTTAAAGCATATACATCTTTGATATGTGGAGTATTATTCATATAACGAATGTTCTTAACGGACGGGTCCTCTATTTGTTTCCAGTAGGAGCCACGCACACCTAAAAAGTTAATTTCGGGGGCGGCCTTTGCTATTTCAATCAGAATTTGCCCGCCCTTGTTTTCGTTCAAATTACTCAACGTTACGTAGATGGGTTTGTATTCTTCGGTAATTTCGTAGTCGTGCCAGTTAACGGGTGGCCGTAATACGTGGTATCTGGATTTACTCATGGAACCGAAGGAATCTAACAATGATTGACTGTTAAATGTTGCCCAGTAACGGGGATTATCATTTTCACGTGGGGCATCGCGCGCTTTTGACGTATATGTGCCACCATGGAACCAGTCCATAAAGGCTACGCCATAACGATGTGCTAACTTTTGTGCTTTTTCACGGAATGAATGCGTTGATATAACGTCGGTATTACGCATTAGACTGTGGAGTTTTGTGCGGTCGTTGCAGTCAAACATGTGGATACCTTCGTATATCTTGTTTTCGGGATAACCGGGAACACCCACCCATACTTCGTGGCCGTTTTGAACGAGTAGGCGATTTACAGTGTGGCAGCACACTTCTGAGCCGGCGTTCCAAAAGGGTACATATGCATGTAAAAGGACTACCGTGCGTGATTTTCCAACTGGCGGTAGTGAGGCCTTTGTGGACTTATACGTGGGCCAGGCATCAAACTTGGTAAGAATACGCGTTTCGTCGTCTATGCGAATGGTGTTTGATGTGTAGTGGCGATAAATTAAACCGGCTGTGACGGCTAGAACACAGACCGTAAGACCTATTATCCACAAACGAGATGGGCTTTTAGAAACCATTCCCCCCTATTTACGGCGGCGATTAGTTATTTTTGGAGGGGAGCACGGCTACAATAAATAGTAAGATATTACAATGCTGTTATTAGTGTTGATGTTATTTTATGTTAATAACATCAAATTTTTAATACTAAAATTTAGCGACGGTTGGCTCGCGTTGCACGGGTCTTACGCCTATTACGGACGGTCTTGCCGCGGCGTCTGCGACCACCGCCTACCTTAGGGGCATTAGCTGCAGGGGTAGCTGTAGCATTTGCTGGCTTAGTGGCATTAGGGGCAGGGGCGTTTGCGGCTTTTGGGGCATTTGCGGCTTTTGGGGCGTTTGCGGCTTTTGGGGCGTTTGCAGCTTTTGGTGCATTTGCGGCTTTTGGGGCGTTTCCTGGCTTACTTGCTGTAGGGAATTCTCCAACCGGTGTTTCCCCAGATTTATATACACCTGAATCCCATCGCTTACGCGCGGCAGCTAGTAGTGCTGCATCGGGTGCTTGTATAGTAATTTTACTAATTATTGCATCATCTTTACCCTTCTGTAATTGGCATGGCTTCGGACTTGCAACACCCATTATAGGTTCAGCTATTAAAAGGTCTCCTTTGAGTCTTTTAGGGTCGCCTTGGGGATACGTCTCATCGTAATCATTTGTGACCCAAATTGTTCCATCTGGGTATACAGCCGCTTGACCGCTGGGTACATCAACTGCACACGGAGCTCCACCCATTTATTCTATTAAATACATTGAAAATATGCCGGAAAGTTGGAAAAATCCGGCATTTACAATTAGCGGCGGTTCTTACGCTTGTTGCGCAGGGTCTTACCGCGGCGTTTACCCCCCTTTGCAGGGGCAGGGGGAGTAGGAATGCCACTTGAAAATTCGCCTGGTCTTAATAGACCGGAATCATAACGCGCTCGGGCAGCTGCAAGTTTTGCAGAATTGGGTTCTTGCGTCATTATACTATAAATAACTGCATCATCTCTACCTTTCACCAATTGACACGGAGGGGGACCAGGTCTGCCGTTAATCGGTTCAGCAATCAAAAGCATGCCTCGTCGGGTAGGGTCGCGCCCGTCGTTGCTTTCGTCATAATCCTTGACCCAGGTTGTTCCATCTGGATATACAGCTGCCATGCCTGTTACTAAATCATAACCGCATGACGGAGAAGCGTTCCCCATTATTCTATTTTATATATTGAAAATAGACTTATAATAGTAATTAATACAGAATTATATGTGCTGTATCTCCTTTTTACAATTTTTGAAAAAACGAGATAACAGGATAAAGGGTATTTTTGTGTAGCTGCTTAATGTCTGCTCTTGCGGGTCTTGTTCTTCTTCTTTCTGCCGCCAGTTACAGGGGCTGGCGCATTGGCGGGTTTGGCCGCGTTAGGGGCAGCAGTACCGTTAGCAGGTTTACCATTTTTTCCGGGAGTAGCGCCCATGCTGAATGCGCTGCCCATATTTACTTTTCTACATAAGAAATATATTTATTTCTTATATTAAGCGGTAATAAAATACTTATTAAACCAGGTGTTAAACCAATACATATGCATTGTTAGCATTAGTCCAGCAATACACGGGTAAGCCTCATTGAAATATGATGCCGCAACTATGACATACACATTGTATATTAGGCGACATAGCACAAAAGTAATGCCAAAGGGAATATTACAGCGCTTGTGCGTGTCTAAACGATTCATGTCAAGTAGGGCGGTTGGGATTTCGAAGGGCACACACATATAAATCAGATTTGCGTGGCCGACCGTTTTCAAATAATAAATAAGGCCTATATACACAGTATGATGAACGTAACCTGTTAGGATGCCCATAGTCTCACGGTCATAGATGTGCCCCAGTAGCATGTCTGCTGTGAAAAATCCCATGACATAGTTAGCCAGTTGGTCGTCTTGAGGGGCAGCTATTAATTGGAGCCCAAAGTTTGTGCCATGTTGATAGACCACGTGGGCTGTTTTAATACTCAGACCTGAAAGAAGCATGGCGTTAGCCAGCGACAGCCAAATGCGGGGTTTTTGTAGGGATACAGCTGAAAGGATGCCGTGCAGGAGTGCATAGGTTCCGACCACCGCTGCTACCTCCATATTGCTTAGTGCTTATTGTAATTAGTGGGGTGGGTTTATGTAGAGGTTTGACGAAGGTTTTGTAAATATGCAAAATCTGGGCTTTGGTCTTTGGCCATGCTCTGAAAATAGGTCATCATTGTATTGATGGCATTAGTATCATATACGCCGGCAAAGTGAACAAGAAAATCACCTGGCTTGTATAAGCGTAGCTCAACTGCAGTTAGCCAGGGGTCGGCGTCTGAGCGCACCAAATCGATAATATTCTGGATGGCATTGGGGGTGGGCACTGCAAAAACGTAGGCGTTAAATGTGGCGGCGGCGTTTAAAATAGTATGAATTTGTGCTTTAATTTCTGGGTCTTGATAATATAAGGATATCATGGCTGCATTTTCCCACCAGGGGTGATAGATATATTCGGTTTTAGCCCAGATTTTTTCAATAAAGTTTAGACACCAGGTGGGCTTTTCGGTGCGATAAAAGACATTGCCGCTGTTAAGGTGCCCGCACGCGTCCAGAGTCCATACAAAATTTGCTTGCTGGGGGAACTGTGCGATGAACGTTTCCAGTTTAATGTCTGGATTTGTTATTAATACGTCTGCGTCGCTGAAAAAGACCCATTGGGCAGGGTTTGGAGTGGTTGTTAAATACTTTTTTAGGGCCATTAATTTATACCAGGCGACGGGGCGGGCTTTTTCATAAATGGCGTCGTTATATTCGACGTAGGTGTAGTTGTGTTTACGGGCGTAGTTGCGCTTTGATTCAAGGCCTGGAGCCATGGCTTTGCAATAGTCGGCACCCACTGCAACAGTCAGGATGGCGATTGCTTGCAGTTCTGGTGCTGCCATTGTGGATTGCATTGGTTTGAATTATCTCTTAGTATAGTTTTTACTGCGGAGTTTAGGTATGTTTGATGATTTTTGATTGTGAGAAATCAAAAAATTGAAAGCCGATGTTTGGATTTCAAATAGTAACAAGAGTTACAAGATGACTTTCGATTACGTCAAGAACGCTGCTGGCCACTTTGTGTGCCAGCACAAGGACTGCGGCAAGACTTTTGCGCGCCAGAACACAATGTACTACCACATGAAGCGTCATGCCGGTGAGTTTACTTACACTTGCACTGAGTGTAATAAGGGCTTTATTCAGAAGTCGGCCTTTCTGCATCACCAGGCGGCTGTGCACCACGACAAGCTTGCTGCAGTTACTCCTATATGTGGGGACCCGCAGCCGTGCAACGAGAACCGCAACCATAATCAGACTACTGAGATTGCGGACCCCAATCATAACAATAGTGTTATTGATAATCAGCTCAACAACATTACTGCTATTAAAAATACTGAGTCGGCGGTGGCCAACAAGATTGTGAATCCCTATGCTGGGATTACTTACAAGTGCCCGTGCTGCGACCACAGCACCCGCACAAAGGCGAATGCCCTTGTGCATTATGCGCGCCTGCACGCTGAGGGATGGATTCCTCCTTACGACAAGGCCAAGGGTTGTAGCCACTGCGACAAGACATTTAGTTCGATTGCGGCTTATTTGTATCATTGCACTGGTTGTATTCCTGCCAACAAGACTCATCGTGCGGCTGTGTCACGGATGATGGAAAGTGCGTGATAACCAAGTGAGGCGAAGCCTAAAATCAATAGCATTTCAAAAAATTTACGGGAAGAGTTTTTTCCGTATATGCCAAGAATAATAAGCACAGGGGCTACCAGAAATATATGAATTAGATTAACCCAGGGGCTTTTGCCGGCTAAAATTTTTGTGTAGGCTTTGAATGCGTGATACGCGGCGATTACAAGGCCCAGTGCACCTACTGTGTAAAATACTGACTCAGGAACATCCTCTCGGAACAATCCTACGTAGAGAAACAGCGGGCTAATTATTATAACATGAAACAGGGCAAGTTGTAGATGTGGGTCCATTTATATACAACAGCGAATTTTAAAAGGACTTAATGGCGTGTTATATAATGTAATATTATACGATGTTTTCTAATTTTGTATCACGATTAAGAGAGGCGGCAGCACATATAAATAAGCAGTTTTCTGGGCCTGAGCCAACTGTTGTCGATGTGAGTGGCATAGTGCTTGACGTCTCTGGCACTGCAGTTGATGTAAGTGGCACTGTTGTTGATGTAAGTGGGACGATTGTTGATGTTTCTGGTGCAAATTTAATTCTTACAACAGGTGATACATGCCCCCCTATTGATATGTCTGGGCGGCGCATGGGATTCGACTTTTCAGATACAACATCGTATGATATTTCCGGACTTAATATATCTTGGACTACTGGCGTTTCTGGTGAGCGCGTATTTTTAGGAAATACTACTACTTATTTCGGAGAGCCTGCTTGCTACGCGACTAATCAAACAGTCATGTATACCGGTGGGTGGACAAATACTTACGATTCTTTAAATACAACATTTATTACGAATTTTACCACGTCTGCAGGGTTGCAGAGTAGTGCCTGTGAGTTTGATTCCAGTACCTGTGGTTGCGTCTGTCCTACAGATGCGCTTGATTGTAGCGGCGGAGTATGTGTAGTAAAACCGGTTGCAGTTGCGGCTGCAACCTCTGCACCTGCTGTTGAAAAGGACTGTTGTGACGGTGGGGTGTGTCCGGTAAAACCGGTTGCAGTTGCGCCCGCTGTTGAAAATTCTTTATGCAGCAACATTGCAAATTGCTCAACTTCATGCCCACAATATGAAGTATGCCAGAAAAAGCAAGCGCGGGTAGCCTGCGATTCAGATGCGTGTGGTACAGGGGCAGGATGTGGTACAGGCGGTGGCTGTTCATGTAAAAAAAGTAATCTTATTGAATACGACTAACCGATAAGCATTTAAAATATAAGCAGTCTAAGGATTTAGAAGAACATTATGGGCAACATAGAATCTGTTAATGTTGGGGGTGACCGTCCTGGACCCCTTATGGAGGAGGCAAAACGTAATATTACTATGGGATTTCATGATGCTGCGTGTGTTAAATATAAGCGGGCGTATGAACTTTTCAAGGAATCCGGTGCAACGGCTTCTGCAGCGCGGGCACTGCGTTTAGCGGCCGAAACAGGCCTACAAAATGTTGCCAATCCGGATTTTGAACTGGCGGCAAAAGCCTTTGAAGAAGTGGGGAAACTTAACTTAGACAATGTTGTGACGGCAACACTGGCACCCAGCGCTTTTGCAAATGCTATTTTTTGCCTACTGGCATCTGGGCGGGCTGCAACAGCACGCGAACAGTTCACAGAGTTTAAGAAACTGTGTGTGGCTTTAGAGGGGGATATTAATGGTTTAGCGGTTGAAATCATTATGGACGCTTACACAAATGGTAATCGTAATCAAACTCGGAATCGCGTCGAAGGCTTCAAGGATGCCTGTGTAATGCCACAATGGCGTGAAATGTTGCTCGACAAAGTCGTCGAACGCCTATAAAATTGATACGTGTTTGCTTTTGTTGCTTATACAATAAAACATAACTAAGATGTCCGGATGGATTTGGCAAAGCACTCTTGACACGATGATTCAAACCATCTGGGACCGTAGGGATAACTATTGGCCGGCTCCTATTGCGTGTAAGGACTATGAACTACAGGCATGGTGGGATGAGGCAATGGAGAAATATAATATGTATTGTCGCCTTATTGAGCAGATGGAACAGCGGCAAAAGGAAGCGGAGCAGCCCCCTTCTGTAACGGTTGATTTGTCAGATAAGGATGAGTGGTCATGGTCCACAGAAGTGCCTGTTGCAGTGGATGATGCTGCTGTGGCTGATGCTGCTGTGGTCGATGAACTTGAGACAAACCCACAGCTTGCTAAGGAGGCGCTAGCGCGGCTTTATGAGCGGGCGGAGGAGGTGGAGAAGACGCTGGAAGCTATTGATTATGAGTGGAACAGACGTCCATGGCTTAAGAAGCAATAAAATAAGAATTCTTATAAAATTTGAATTATAATAATTTTTATTTTTCTTTTACAGATGCCGCCACAACAGATACATAATTTTACAGGTAATCTTATTGCCTTTTGGCGGCCTATAAAACATACGTATCATGCTCTGAACTGGAACGCGGGGGCGCACAAATGGCAGCCCTGGCTTGGGAACGTTGCTGGCGTCACTAAGCGCCGTAGCACATCGCATGGCGTGGGTGGGGCGGTTACTATCAATCTGATTAATGGAACGTCTGTTCAAATAAGTTCTAAGGCGGAGTATTTACTGCATGGGGCAATTGCTATTCCTATTGTGAAACGAACAGGTGGGGCCATTATACCCAATACATACAAAAATCACGATTTTGCAGTGGTGGGGGATGACGCGCACTATTTACATAATGTTGTGCTTTGGACAGTTCAGGTGCCTGTACCTGTACCTGCGCCTGCGCCTGTGCCTGTTATTCTTGGTGTGCGGGCCTTACTGGAACCCGTGCCCAAACGTATTGCCTGGCTTATTGCCGAAGATGCGTGCAAAAACAATGAGACATGTAGCATTAGTATGGACCCTATTTCGCCACTGACGGCTGGTGTTACCACCTGCTTTCATTGCTTCGAACACGCTGCTATAAGTCTGTGGCTAAGCACGCACGACACATGTCCGCAATGTCGGAAAAAGTGTTTGGTGACACAAGCATATACAACTGAATAAAAATTTGAAGATTGGAATTTAGAGCAGTTTTTATTAGACACAACCAAATACTATGGCTGGAAGAACCTTGACTGAATCTATTGTTCGACGACAGATTGGGGCAATACATGCGTACGTTTTAGGGGCAACAAACCACAAATACAAAACTACTACGTTTAGTCCGGTGGAAGATATTGAGCTTATTAATTCTATGCGTGAGGCTGGGGGTAAAGTGATTATAGAAAATGCGTATGGGCTAGTTGGTTTATATTCGTTTGGGGAAAAGTATGAAAACGTATTGGCAATTTATGCAAATGGCTGTGTGAAAGAGCACGTGGCCACGGGTTTCCCACAATATATAACGTTATTTGTTGGGGAATTATTTAGTGCCTCTCTTGAAAATTTGAATATGGGCACAGAGGACGTCGACATACAATGAACCCTTTGCTTACCGCTTCCGAAAACTGTATTATTTGTTTATTGGGGACGCCTGCCACAATAACTTTTGTAGGAAGATGTGCGTGTAGGCCACAGGTTCATACAGCTTGCTTGGACCGCTGGTTTGAGCAGAACAGTCGGACTTGCCCTATTTGCAGGGTTTCATATCTGACTGAGAAAAAGGTTGGTGGTGGTGATGCTGGAGCTGGTTCTGCTGCTGGTTCTGCTGCTGGTTCTGCTGCTGGTTCTGCTGCTGGTTCTGCTGCTGGCGTGGTAGGGACTGTTGCTATTCGTGCCCCCACAGCGGTCCCTGCTGATAATCGCGATGAAACTGGTAGCGGGTGTGTTTTATGCTGCTGTTGTTATATGTGCACACTATGTGGGTTGCTTGCTTCTGGTATATTACACTAAATGCCCGGTGCTGCGCACGTACAAAAAAATTTACCGACGGTGGGGGTCGAACCCACGACCCTGTGGTTAAAAGCCACATGCTCTACCACTGAGCTACGCCGGTCTGGTTAAATGGTTGGGTGAGCTTATGGGTCTCAATTTTTGGGGTTTTGGCTGTTAAAAGTGCTGTATTTAGGCCACAAATAAGATAGTTCATATATAGAGTTAAAGCATTTAACTAAATGCCGGCTGCTGTAAGTCCTATAATTACTAAAATTGAATGTGGACCATATCATATTGCTGCTTTACGCAGTGATAATACTGTTGTATCCTGGGGCTCAAAGGCAATTGAATTTACCCCTGAAGAATCAAGTGGCGCAGCTGATGTTGTTTGTGGAACCAACTTTACAGCTATACGGAAAACTTCAGGTGCTGTTGTTCTGCGGCCGCCCTTTAGTGGAAACGCGCGCAAAGTTATACTGTTGGATGAATCTAAATATCGTGCCGAAAAAATTTGTGCAGGTGCAAATTACTTAGCAGGTTTGAGCGCGGGGCGTATTGAAACATTTGGACCGGTTTTTAATGCTGCGCCCAAAGGAGTCGTGTTTTCAGATGTGTTTTGTGGCCCACAGTATGTCATTGGGTTGGATGCTGGCAGCGGTCGCCTATATACATGGGGGCAGAAAAGTGTAGCTGTAATACCTGTTGTGCCTGTAGAATTGGACAATATAGTTTTTGCGTGTGGAAATAATAATGCAGTTGTAGCTATTAAAGCTGATAAATCATTGGTTTCTTTCAATAATAAAGTCCTGCTTGGTGCTCCTGGTGGTGATTTTGTGCATGTCTCTTGCGCTGATAATTATTTTGTAGGCATAAGGTCGGATTTATCACTGGTTGCATGGAGTCCAGGCATGCCAGCGGGTGCACCTGCAGGTATGCCTCCAGGCTTACTAGCTAAATACGTGTGTACATCACCTACGTATACATTAGCTATAACACTGCAAAATAGAGTGGTTGGCTGGGGGCGCGCCCACTTTGGGGAGTTGGATATTCCTGCCGAATATGCCGTGCACGCTGCATTTAGCTCTGTGAAAGAAATGGAACCACCTGTATTGATACTTAACCTTGAAGGGGTGGGTAATGCTGTGGGTATACAACCTATACAGAACGTGTTTGATATACAGGGGCACAACGATATGCCGGTTATTGATTTTTTGATGCAGTATCAAGGTAATGCGTGTATTTTTGAAACGGGTGGTGTACAGACTGGCACCACTAAATCTCTATTGAAAGATGAAATTGAAAGCGGCAGCAGTATATTTTATGAATGTGTTGAACGAAAAGTATATCAACCACCTAAATTTAACGGACGATTTGGTCCGTCAAACGTAATTAATCGGCCATATGTTAAAATTGCTATAAATGGGACATTTTACGTGCCCCTGGAAGATGCTATAAAAATCTTTGGAGCACATCAGTTTTGGCAAGTTGTGCCCACGCAGGTCATACTACAATATACGTGTGGACGCGATTCTGCAATTGCAGGTGGGCCGGTTGTAGGGGGCGACCACTGTCAGGATGGGACTGAAAAAAGGGTACACCGACTGGTGCCCTATGTGTTTGATGCTAAAGCACCGGTTGCTGCTGCTAATGCTGCTGAACCGGTAGAAAATGTAATTAAAGTCCAATATACCGGTGGCACGATTAAAATACCTATTGCAGGGGCTACAGCCACAGTAACAAAAATAAAATCAGAGTTTGCTAAAAAAGTGGGGAAAACCACTGATAAAATTCGTTTTTTATATCTTGGCCATGAACCAACTGGTCCTACTAAAATACCAAGTGGTGGAATCATTCAAGCTCAAATTAGTGCAGAAGGAGGTAAACGGGCTACTCGTCGAGCCCGCAAATAAAGCGCTTCAGGGATGCATGGTTGTTGTAGAAATGGACACGTGCGTCTGGGCAGACGCGCGTCACGTCCTTATACCAGTCATTAATGGGGCCAAAGATAACAAAGGCCTTTGCACCAACATAGTAGCCGTCACGAAGGCCGGCATGCTCCTTGGCGCCAGCCGTATCCCAAATATCATACTTGTTGGCAAACACAGACACTGTTGCTCCCTCTGTTGGGTTGTATGCATTGGGCAATGGGGAAGAAAGAAGCCGATGAAGGCTATAGCTCTTGCCGGTGCGCGCGTTGCCTACAAACACTATCTTGTTGCTGCTCATTTGGCTGCAAGGTGGATGGGTGGGGTTCTTGGCGGGGTGGTTAATGTGTATGGTATTTCAATTTTTTGTTTATAAAATATTCAAAAAATTTATTGGGACCAAAAATTAGGGACCTATTTGCTGATGCCGATTAGATATGCCATTAATAAAATACCAGTTTACGGCAAATCCGTCCTTTGATTCAAACCAGCCCAGTGCTGCCTTCAATAAATTATGTTCCGTTTCCGTCCAGCTGCTATCTGGGTGCTTTCCTAAATTTTTTGACACAAATTCCCAACTGGGGTATAAGTCCTTAAAAAATTTAACTGGGCGCGACCCGTCTGGTCCAAAAGTCCTTCGTAAACCTGGACCCAGACTTGGTATAAATTTTGTTATGTAGGGGTGCCAATGCGTGCCCCGTTTCAACACTAAAGTGCGAAATTGCTCAGGTACCTTAAAATCTTCAAGTATATCAAAGTTGTAAGGTAATCCTGATTGCATATCAATACTTAGATTTAGTGATATTTCTAAGTCAATTTGCGCAAAATTAGGATGATTTAATGTTTCGCACATAGTTCCTCTATTTGGAAAAAGGCTACGTTTTTAAGATAGGTGGCCTTTAAGACTCTTTTTAGGGATTAGATATTAGGGATTAGGGACGCTACGGCGCGGATTGTTACATGTACAGGTGTCATCATACATGACGCTTGAGGCTCGCCGTTATGCTCATCGTCGTCGTCGTGGGAATGGCCTCCGCCACCTGAACCACCCCCACTAAAGAAACCCTCCTTTAGGGCATCATTAAGCTGGGGGCACTTTGAGGCCCTGTGACTATATTCGCTGCAGATTGAGCATGGGCTGGCCTTATCCATGTTTTGTTAATACTCGGGTGTGCAGGGACTCATACTCAAATTTTCTGGTTTTATTTTTATAGGGGCGGGAGTCTTGGTTTACGCGTGCCCGCTTTTAGCCTTTGCACAGCGACAGACTGGTAGGCGTCAGGGCTAGAAGCAAACACACTAAACATACGTGTTGGGGGGAGGTCGTCAATAAGTTTTGTTAATTCGCGCTTGGTGTGGCACGAAATAATGGGATTTTCTGTACTATTGGCAAAAGTATATTTTGTTGTTTTACACGTTTTACGCGTGGCATAACGGGGGGCAGCTACATAGTGCCATGTGCCTTGGTTAATAAGAAGGCCAAGGAAAGCCCGTGTTTTAAAATGGGGGCGTGTGCGCTTGGCCCAATCGTGTTCTGCCGATTCTTCATAGGTGTAGCCAAGCATAGTAAAGAGCTCGCGAAAAAGGGCAAATGGAACGTCGCCACGGGCTGGGCCACTCATTGTACAGCCGATGCCACCGTCAGCCAAGTCATCCAAAGTGTCTTCCGTATAAGTTTTGGCCAACATGGCTTTAATTGCTTCAATGGTCTTACCACCATATGTGGCTTTGTTTTTGGTCCAATGAACTAAATCTTCGGCGAAATCTTTAGCATACTTGGCGTTTAGTTGTGTATAATATGGGTCTTGTAACGTGGGCTTAGTTGCCACTTGGCGATGAAGTTTAGCGGCTTCTTCCCCTAAATAGGCATCCTTACGTGATGCAATTTCTTTTAGACCAAAAATCTTGCAGTAGGACCATAGATTTATTTGAACAGCCTGGTTTTTTGGATTTGCTGTAGCTGACGGCAGGGCCTTTTGTGATGCTTTATCAATAAAAAGCGCACGATTCGGGAGCCACACAAACTTCTCTTCTTGGAGCAGCATATTGAAAGCGTGTTTACCGCATAAGTGGGCTTCCTGCCTTTCGGTATAATCTACTTTGGGTGGGGCTTGCACCTTTGGCGCTTTTCTGGTTTTACCGCTCATCCTACTCTAGATGGCGACGTTTTACGCGTATGGCGGCGCTTTTTAGCATTTTTGCGCCGAGTTTTGCCTGCTGATTGTTTAACTATATCTGGTGTCAGACATACCGATGGTTTTTGTATGGGGCAGGCAAAATGGAAAAAATACGGGTCGGGACTGGCTGTAAGCGGGTAATGGGCACGGCGTATATCCTGGCTAACTGAATCACGAAGTTCAGAAAAATCGGCGGTGCTGAAATAACCAAGACCACGAAATATGTCGGCTAACTCAAGGTAGTTTTTGAAGAAAAATAGGCGACCGTCGGTATGCATTTGCTCTTGTAGCGTTTCTGCATCTGACAAAAGAAAGGTCGTGCCATGTTTCAAAATATTATGAATAAAGACAATTGTAGTGGGATCCGATTCTATCATTTTCTTGCCGGCTATAAGGTCGCCTTGGCCGTTGTCGCCAATAAACAAAAGTTTATACTCGGGAAACAGGGCACGGTATTGGAGAAATTTCTCGTATTTTACTTCGGCAATATATGTTGAGCTTATGGCAAACTTTAGGGGGCCGTGTTCATAGATTCCCTGCAGCAGGGCTTGTATTGCTTGGCGCTTTTTGTCAAAGCCCTGCATGAACCCGAAATTTTTGCCTAAAATGTTGACAATATTACTGCTTATAAGGCGATGGCCCTTAAAAAAAGTGGGTGTGCCTGTAAGAATGGTGGTATATTTTGCCACTGGGCTAGGAATATTTCGGTGAAAAATTTCATAGAATTTTTTAATGCCAGGATAGGCCTCATGACTTTTCCACGATGTATCTGAACCCATTGTTTCTATGAACCCGTTAAAATTAGGGAAAAGCGTATCGTCAATGTCAGTTAATATATGGGGAATCTGATTGGGGGTAGGGTTCTGTAGTTTAATATTTTCTAAAAGAGTGTGCCTTTCTTCAGGGGCCATAACATTAAAAACCAGTTCTCTCAGGTCGCAGCCAAATTTATCTGGTGTGAATAAATACGTATATGAGCATTTTACGTCGCGGATAAATTGCGTTTCCATTAAGACTTTTAATTGAAATAGATTTACAGAGTCTACGTTTGTTGTTGTTGTTGGGTATTGCTGTGCAAATTGTTCGGCAATGTGTTGTAGTATAATGCGTTTATTTTCCTCTGTGTCGCCAGGACTGTTGTATATCCCTTTGAGTTCCTTGTAAAAATTTAGAGTTTGAGTTGAAACAGTGTTCATCCTACTTACTATTAGAAAATTTTACTCCCGATAAAATAGGGATATGGGGCTTGATAATAAATCTATCCTTATATTTACATTAATAAGCATAATTATTATATTAGTTATTGCACTGATTTATTTAAGACCGGTGGCTGTTCCGTATGCGTTACCCAAAACTGTTTGGATGTATTGGGATACGGTCGAATTACCACCACTTATTCAGCGCATTAGAGAAAATAACTTAGCAAGGCTGAATGGCTGGAAAATTAATTATTTGAACCAAACAAATATAGCTAACTATATTGCGGCGGAAGAATATCCCAAAAAATTCGATACACTTATAAGCCAACACAAGGCTGATTGGATACGGCTTACTTTATTAAGTAAATATGGTGGCATTTGGATGGATGCTGCAATTATTATTAACGACATTAATGCAATTGACCGCCTATATCATGATAGTTTAGCGATTAATAGTCAATTTACCGGTTTCAGTTTTAAAAATTATGAGACAAATTCACAATCTAACAAAGGGTTGTCGCTCTACGTTGAAAACTGGTTTATCATGGCCCCTATCAATAGTATAATAATTAAGCTATGGTTGACGCAATTTGAAGGAGCGATACATATGGGCTTTGAAAATTATAGAATTTTTTTGGAGGGTAAAAACGTAGATACAAGCAAAATTTTTGATGCAGCTAAGCCAGAAGATGTATATTTGACCCAGCACGCATGTTTGCAATATGTAATGCAAAAGCAAATTGAACTGCCCCTTCCACCCATGATAATTCTACCGGCTGAAAATGATATGTTAAAAATACGGTATAACTGTGCCTACGACGATGCGTGTACAATGAATACAATTAAGGACAGACCCGATGAAACGCGCGGGATTCCCTACATTAAATTGGTAAAGGGAGAGCGCGCCACTGGCATTGATATTAGTAGCTATTTTGCCTAAAAAATGCCTTCTCTGAGAATCGAACTCAGTACCTTCTCTTTACAAGAGAGATGCTCTACCATGTGAGCTAAGAAGGCGGGCAGCTTTGTTTACTGCGATTTATTGGTGTCAAATTTTTGCGTTTTTGTAAAAAAAAATGCCTTCTCTGAGAATCGAACTCAGTACTTTCTCCTTACTAGAGAGATGCTCTACCATGTGAGCTAAGAGGGCCTGGAATCACGCGCAACGTAGATGGTTACGCGCTTTTACGCATCAAATTTTGCTTATTTTTCTATAAAAACAAGGGGTTTATGGGTCGCCTGCAAATTATTTATTCATTCTAGATAGGTAATGCCAAAACATACAAAACTTCTCACGGTGAAAAAATCCAGTCGGCCCGGTAAAAAATGGAACTTTACGTTTAAACGCGGAAATACTGGCCGCACCTTTACAACTTCTGCTGGGAATTCATCGGCTGAAAATTATACTATGCACCACAACAAAACGCGGCGGGCACACTATATTGACCGGCACAAGAAAAACTTGGGCACGGGGGACCCGACGCGCGCTGGCTACATATCCTATTATGTGCTATGGGGCCCAAGCACTTCCTTTGAGGAAAACTTACGGGCTTATAAAAAGCGCTTTGGATTAGATTAAGGGGCCAAAAAAATGGCCTTACCGAGACTCGAACTCGGGTTACCGGATTCAAAGTCCGATGTACTAACCAACTATACTATAAGGCCGCCATAGTATGCTGTAATACAACATAGTATAGAGGTCTATAGCCCATATGGGGATTGCACCCATGACTTTCTGCGTGTCAAGCAGACGCTCTACTACTGAGCTAATGGACTGCCTTTCGGCCTACAACACCAATATGGGGCTGTAGGCTGATTTTTGTTTGGTTTGATAGTTTGTCAAGCTTTAGGAAAACTTCACAAAAGTAAATGGGCGGAGTGGGATTTGAACCCACGCGTATTGCTACATTGGATTACACATAAATGTGAGCACTTTTCAAATAAGTGCCAAGATTTCTCTTGAGACCAACACCTTAACCGCTCGGTCATCCGCCCTTGCCATACGGCTATTAGTATGTATAACATCCTAATAACTGTATATTATGATTCCGATACCGGGAATCGAACCCGGGCCAAGTGATGGAAAGTCACCTATCCTAACCATTAGACCATATCGGATAGCAGCCCTTAATAAAGGATGTTATCTAATATAATGTATTCCGATACCGGGAATCGAACCCGGATCAAGTGATGGAAAGTCACCTATCCTAACCGTTAGACTATATCGGATAGCAGGCCATTTGATGGGCTATTATCTGATATAGAATGGGATGGAATGGAATGGGTGGGATAGTGTTGCTGGCTCTTATTAGATGTTAGAAACAGCTAATAAAAGAGATTGGGAAGAGTGGGGTTCGAACCCACGCGGATTTCTCCATTGGATCTTAAGGCCAACTCCTTAAACCACTCGGACATCTTCCCTCAGCAGCGTGGGGTTGGCTTGCTGGGGGTGTCAAATTTTGACGTTTTTTGCTCTAAAATAAGTGGATTCAGGGGTCTGAAAACTGGATTCTATGCGTAACAGTAGAAATATGTCGTTTTTTAAGGGATTTGGCAAGGCATCTGCATCTGCACCTGCTGCTGCGCCTGTAGCGGCTTCTGCTGTGCCCAGTGGCATGCTGGATACAACTTTGCGCCCTATTTGCTTTGATATACCTTACCAAGTGACCCCGACTATTGCAAAAGCTGTTGGCCCGGAAAAATTCAAGAAATACGAACATATTTTGTATCTAATGGCACAGCTATCGCGTTTAGTGTACTGTGATACAGGTATTATGTGGAATGTTATTGAAAAATCGCTGGGTATGTCCAATGACGTGGTAAACAAGGTTATTAGCGCATACGATGCTAAGTTTGCAGGGTTGAAGCGCACTGCTATTACGTCTCAGGGCGGAGAAGGCACAGGACGGCCCATGGAATCGTATTCGCTTGCTGTGTCCAAGGGTGGACCCAAGTATGGAACATACGTTTCGACGCCTGAAGATATGACCTGCATATTTTTGAATGCGTCCAAAGTTCGCGCTAATTCTAATAGCATATTATTGGGGTCGGATGTAATTGTCTCATTCAAAGGTTCAAGCACAATGGACAACTTTAAACACGATTTGATGAGTCAGTTTACGTCTGCTGACCTGGCTGGGCTTATTAGCTCGACTGGCGTCAAGGTGGGGCAGAGTGGTCATGTAACGGGGTCCTTTGTCAAGCCACTTGTCAATGGCTGGGGCGCCCTTGTCAAGGGCCTGACTGACCACGTAACTGGGGATGGTGTGCGCTTATTTTTGACGGGCCATTCACTGGGTGGTGCTTATGCATCCTTGTTTGCGCTTATTTTGGCGGAGGCGAAGGTCACAGGTTCTCTGCCTATTATGAGCAAGGTCAAAAGTATACACTTGGTAAGCTTTGGTGCACCCTGTATCTTGCGCGATGATGCGCGCACGGCCTTCAATCGCCATTTGGACAGTGGCTTAATGACCCTTGATAGAGTGGTGAGTCAGAAGGTGGCTGCGCGCTCTGCCGCTACGCAGCTGCTAATGGGTGGGGTTGGTGGACCCAATGACGTTATTCCCACAATTCCTGCCGGATTTTCGCACCCTGGCTATAGGCCGTTGAATAATCCCTTGAAAAATGCGTGGCCAGAGACTAAGGGTGGGCGCCCATACAGTATTGAGAATGTGCGTAAATTCTATGGGGCGCCTGGCACAACACGCTACCGTGAGCCGGCCACCTGGCCTTTTCCTGAAAGCGTAGGCTTGGGAGACCGCAAAGAAGGGGCGGCGCTCAAATCTATTGTCACGGGCCTTACCGCGGTTACAAATGTTCCCGATGATGTTGTTGGGGCGGCGCCTACAGGAAAGCCCTTTGGTGCCAATGACCCTAAAGCCTTGGAGCAATCGGGCGGGGGTGCCGACAAAGCATTATATGAGAAAAACACTATGTTGCGTGTGCCAAACTTCGTGTCAGTTCAGGGAAGCGTCTATGCATACGCCTTTGCGCACGCTGAATACTTGGGTATGTTTTTCTTTGGTGGATTCAGGCTGCCCGGTATGAAAAATCCTGCATCTAAAAATGTAGCGTATTTTGATTTAACTTCCACTGGCGTGAAGATTCAGTATACCGCTGTTGGCGTTGGTGCTGGACGCCCTGCCAATTTCAGCAAAAATGTGGAAGTTCCTGTAAATCCTGGCAACAACGAAGACCCTGGGGCACCAGCGCCTGTTGGCGGTCGCCGGCGGGCCTTGACACGCAGACGGCGGCGGGGTTCGCGGCGCACACGCCGGCGCCGTATATAGATATTTTCGCATGTTTAAATATAATATGCCAAACTCTGCCTGGCGTGCCCCTGCTCCTAAGCCCTCTGCCCCTAAACGCCCTGGCCCCGGTTCGTTGAACAATACAACATTCAAGCGCAATGGGCCCTTTGCGGCGAACCCTATGCCCGCGTTTCCTCCTCCACCTGGATGGAGCGCCAAAAAGGGGGGGAAGACCCGCCGCGTGCGCCGTAATAAGCGTTCAGCTACCAGAAAGCACAGTGGTGGCTGGTGGTAAGCGACTGCGGGTAAGCGACTGCGGGTAAGCGACTGCGGGTAAGCGACTGCGGGTAAGCGACTGCGGGTAAGCGACTGCGGGTAAGCGACTGCGGGTAAGCGCTAAAGCTATTTATTAATTCATCATCTATATATGACGAATTAATACGAAATATATTATTTATATGAGTGAATCTAACGTGCCTGGTATATGACCATTAGCCAACAATTTGGCTATACGTGTGGGATGAAACACTATTGCAGTAATTTCATCATGAATAATTTTATTGCGAAGTCGCAACACATCTTTCAATACAATATAACGTTGATTTGCCGTTGTCTTTTCAAACAAATAGTATAGTACTACTGTTAAATTGTGCCAATCTGGAAATTGCGCAAAAATAGGAATAAGGGTTGCCGCTTGTGTCTGAACAAAAAAATCGTATTGGCTTATTTTATATCCGCTTCTAAAAAGATGCTGTAATGCCTCTAGATTTTCAAAGGTTAAATTGAGAAATTTTTGGAGAAAATTTTGTTGCTTTTTGCTTTCTATAATAAGAGTTTCAATGTGCTCATTTACTGTTACAGAGGTAAGGGTGCCCCAGCTTGGCTGCCAATAATTTAATGGAAGAGCAAGAAATCGATTTTCTGGTGCTAATTGCAGTAGTAAGCTTTCTACAAATTCATATAATTGGGGGTTGTCCATCAATAACATTAGTGGTGTATGGCCGAGCGCGTTATTAATATACATTTGATTAGATGTAGTGAAAGCGGCTGCTTCAAACTGGCGATTGAACTCAGATATATCTATTAATTGTCGATTGGCTGTGGCATAGGCCAACATGTGCATATAGGTATTATCCATCATATCCATATAATATTGGGGTTGCGGTAGGGGCGGTGGATTGGCAGCGGCCATAAATTCGTCTTCCCAGTTGAGCCAGAGAAATTCTTGGGCCGCCTTTTCCTTCAGAACATAGGGGTTTGTTGTTAATGCCTTTGATTTTGCCTTGAGGGCCCAGTAGGTTTGGGCCTCTTCGGCTGCAACCTCAAACATAGACTCCAACACATTGGCGCGGTTAAGGGTTGTATAGGTGGCGTATAAGGGAGTTGTTTTCAGGCCACGAATACGCATAGATAAATTTGGCGCAATTTGAATATAGGGCGCTAAAGTGGCTGTTGAGGTTTGATAGCGTTCTTCCAAAAGGGCTTTAGTTTTAGGGCTGAAGGCTTTGTGCACAGCTTGAGGAACTATACGATGCATTTCTAGTTACGGAGTTGTCCTTATTAAAAATAACAGCGGGCTTATTTTAGACCGGTGTTATTTGGATTCTTTAGTTTATTAGTTTGTTTAGTTTATTGAATTGTTACTTACTGGCTCGCGGTTGTTCCAGCACTTCCAATACATTTAGCGTTTCCTGTGCTTCCAGAATTGTGCCCCATGTTAGACGAAACAGGCCTTCAGCCGAAGCGTAGCGGCGCCACCAGGCGCGGCCAGCAATAGACATTTCTGTCCACTTATCTTGGCTGGTTGTAGTAATAATACGTTTTACGTCTTCTGGTGTTTGCGCTGTAAAATAGTGGATACCGTCTTTTGGCTGTGCAGTATAGTTTTTCATGTCTACGCCTGGAGTAATAATTGGCACTGTGCCAGCGGCAAAATACTCAATTTCACGATTACACTTGGGTCCGTAACCAGGAAGGCACAGGCCAAAGCGGGACTGGGTTAGCATGTCCAGATACTCTTCTTGATTATATTTGTAGGGGCCGCCAGTAGAATCAATGGGCATAGAAAAAGTATGGATGACCTTGGACCAATCTTGCTGTTGGCGCTTTTCCTGCTGCACGCCGTTTTCAATGCGACCCAAGAAAATAGATGGGATTTGACGGGCTGCATAGGAGTTCATGGGTTTTTGAGATGCTGCCAGTTTTTCTACAGCCCTTGGACTACGCGGCCAAAAGGACCATGGGCGGTCGCGGCGTGTGGGAGTTTCTGGAAAAGCGTTACCATACAGGGCTAATTTATAACTGGGCGGGCTGGGATTACTGAACCAGCGCATAGTGGGTCTATCGTAAAGTAGAATATTGCCAATACTATGCCACCATACAAAGGGTGTTGCATCTGACTGCTCTGCTTGGACATAGTGACGTTCTATCCAAATAGACACCATTTCACGGAATGTATCACCGCTGTGGTTGTGCATGCCGGCCAGGGCCTTGCCGCTGGGGACAATAATGGTGGGAAGATGTGATTTGGGAACGGCGGCCTTTAGGGCCGCTTCAAACACATGTTCGGTAATGGCCTTATCAATATCCTCAAGAGCATGCTGGCGCTGATATGCCAGGGGTTCGCGCTTAGCACCAATAAGAATATAGTTGAGCTGAGACGCACCGGCAATATGAATGTGGTCACCGCGGGGCTTAGTATCAGGCATGATTTCAATAACCGTGGCGCCCTTTTTCAAAAGCCAGGTCCATGACAGGGCCTCCCATTCTGACTCGCTTGGGCCAATCACAATATCAGCCTTCATTAATAGAGCCATGCGATTTTCAGTTGGCATATCTGCATCTACAATAGACACATCCCATTGCCCGCGGTCCTTGCGATTGAAAATATAAGTCATCAGGTCCGCCGCCCAGTTTTGAGATACAATTGCGTCTGTAGAACGTTCAGCAACTATTACAGCAACAGGCCTTACTGTAGGTTCCTGAGTCGGTAGCATTGAGCGCAAAAAGTCTATGGATTCGGCTGGCACATCTTCACACGAACTTGGTGTTAAGGCATAAACCTTGTCAGAAACATACTGACAATCTGCTGTATAGGGAATCAGTTTAATTTCACCGGTTTCGGGCCATTTTAGCATTTGTAATACGCGCTGTGTATCCGGATGAATGGGCACAATAAACTCTGGGCGACTGACTGTTTGCTTACGTAGCTCAAGAACTTTTGGCAAATAATACAAAAACCACTGCGCTGCGCTTGATGCCATATGTTGAGGAAAATGCACAGCTGCCATTTCTGGCACATAGATTGTGTTTGTTAGGACAGTTAATGGGGCATTTGACCATTCATTGCGCCAAGCAGGATGTGTGCCAACATACAAATTACGATTATCGCAAACTATGCCTGCAGGCATTGTAAAAATGCCTCCGCTTAATTCATAAAGCTGGTTATCGTGCGCTTCGTAGCCCTGGTTAAATGTGTTTGTTGAGTCGACTGAGTAGGTGTAATGGCTATCGCGCTGCATCATATTACAAATTGTCTGGGCCGTAATGCGGTCAACATACTTAATTGGGCGGGGAAAGCTGCGTGGCTGAATCTTTTTCCAGCTTTTCGAAAGGTAGGGACTCATATCGGTGATGGGGTTGTATTCCTGAATACCAGTGGGCTCAGCATACAAAAACATTGGCTTATCAATCACGTCACCGGTGTTATAATTACGAATATTGCTGCTGTGCACGTGATATGTTTTAATGGACAGTGCTGGGTTTACTACTGTGAATCGCTTGCGCAACATTGAAATATTTATAGTGTTATCACAGCCTGGAATACCGAAACTAAATCCGAAATCGGCCTCGGTCAGCTCAAAATTAATGGACGACGACCAGACAATCCACGTATCTTGGGAATCTGGGCGGGGGCCGAATAGTTTGGGTTCGGCTGCAGTTATACCGTTATAATCGGTCTCCGTTTCGTAACGTAGGAGGCTGATAAATTTATTCGATGTGTCTAAGCTATAAAGGGCACGCAGGGTCTTATCCATGTAAATATCTGAGTTGGAAAACACGACGTGGGTGTCCTTAGGCACATGATATTTGATGTGTTTCATTACATCCAAATATGTTAGACGATGGCCTAATACTATTTGCTGAAGCTTAGGATTTTCGGGTAAATCATATGCCTTTTCATTCAGCAAAATAATTTTATCGATGTATGGGCATTCCAAATTCTTCTCCAGGGTCCAGGTAATTTCACGTTGCCGTTGCGCTCTGGGGGCTACATAATATTGTTGAATAAGATAGATTGGGGGCACAGTTGTTTCGGCGGTTGCATCGTGGGCAATATTACTAATTGTACCGCTAAATATGGGGGCTTCTAACGTGTCAGACAAATGGACTGGGCTAACAAGGCGATGAAAGCGCATAAGCTGGGCCAGAGATAATACCCATTTTTCAATAGGGTCGCTTGTTGTTAGGTCTGGTAGAAAGGGATAGCGCTGATGGAGCTCACTTGTAACTAAGACAGATTCATTTATTGCTGCACTTAAGCGAAGTTCATGCATCCACTCAGGGGTAGCAACAACAAGGGTTTCATTTGTTGCCTTTGACAACCATGGTAGCCACTGGGCTACTAATTCAGGTGTAGGCGGTGAGTATAAAAACACAATGTCAGGACTGCTTATACTTGTTAGCGCGGCGGGCTCACTAACCAAGGTTGACCAACGTTGCCAACGCTGAGTCTGGCCTTGAAGCGTGCTCTTGAACCAAAGCAAGGTTCGATTAGTCTTTGTTACCTGTGCTTCCGTGCGTATAATATGAATAGGCTTGCCTGTCTTAGGATTAATGGCCCTCATTTAGTTATATATATGCGATTTCTGCTTAAACCCGTTTATGGTATGGTATATAATGGAAAATAACGATTTATTTGGTGGAATTTTCTATATTAATTTAGATTCACGTGAAGATAGGCTCCACGAAATTCGTGGTGAGCTTGAACGTATCGGATTAGAAGGTGAGCGATTTTCAGCAATTAAGGCAACACCAGGGTTTGTGGGATGCGCACTGTCGCATATTGCTGTTTTAAAAGAAGCGCGCGACCGTGGCCTTAAAAATGTTATGGTCTTAGAAGATGATTTTGAATTTCTTTTATCAAAAGAAGATTTTTGGAAAGAAATGAATAAATTTTTTAAATCTGGAATATCATATGACATGCTTCTTCTAAGCTATAAACTTGTTGAAGGAGAGCAATATAACACACAATTATATCGCGTGAAGGACGCAATAAGCACAGCTGGGTATATTATTAATTGTTATTTTTTTGATACATTAATTGAACTTTGGGAAAAACATATGCAGCCTCTTATACAAACGCATGATAATCTTCAGCATGCAATTGATAGGTCATGGACAACATTAATGCATACATCATTATGGTATGGTTTTATAAACCATACAGGAAAACAGCGTCCTAGCTATAGCGATATTTTAACAAAACACGTCGATTACGGGCATTGACTATATAAAGATACACCCAATATATCTATCTAATGTCTGAAATGGACACTGATTTATTTGGAGGAATCTTCTATATAAATCTGGATAAACGTGCTGATAGGCGTGGCGACTTTGAAAAAGAAATGGATAAAGTGGGGCTGGTTCCTGAGCGCTTTGCGGGAATAGAGATGCATCCTGGAATTGTTGGTTGCGGTTACTCACATTTGGCTGTTTTGAAACTGGCACGGGACCGTGGACTTAAAAATGTATTAATTTTCGAAGACGACTTTGAATTACTGGTGTCAAAAGAAGAATTTTGGGCACAAATTACGGCCTTTTTTAAATTGGGTCTACGCTACAATGTAGCTATGTTAGCGTATAACTTACATAAATCGCACGCTTATAGTAATCTTTTAATTGCGGTAGATTATGCAACTACCGCGTCGGCATATATTGTTAATTCTTATTTTTACGACGACTTGATTGAATTGTATGAGACAAATTTAGCCCTTCTAGCGGCAACTGGGAAACATTGGATATATGCAAATGACCAAATATGGAGTAAATTACAGGCACGTGGGGGTTGGTTTGCTTTTGCCAAGCGGTTGGGAAAGCAGCGTGCTTCTTATAGTGATAATTCATTGGCCTTTATGGACCACGGGGTCTAAAGGGATAATGGGGTTGGGGTGTAAGGTACGGTATTTGATGGGAGGCAGCGACGATGCTAAACAATGTCCGTGGTGCGCGCGCTGGGCCTTGAAAGATGCAGCGTGCAATTATATTTTTGCGTGTGGCCTTGATAGTGGGCGTGGATTTATAAAAAATAACGGGTGTGGGCGTTCGTGGTGTTGGGAATGTGGCAAAAAGTTTTGCGGACAGTATTACGACCCCTTGACTGGGCAAAAACTGCCTGGGGCAAAGGATATTCATGACGGTGCGTGCTGTCAATTAGAGCAGGGTTTTAGCAAGGAAACATATTGTTGTGGAGGACATAATTCTCATTGCGAAAAACGTTGGTAATGGGCATGCGGGTGTTTATTTTATTTTTTTTATTTGAGTCTAAAGCTAATATTATATAATAATATATTTATATAATATTATGAGTGGTTGTAGAATTACGCGCAATCTGCGCGTTGGTGGTAGTGGCTCCTCTGATAAAGCGGCTGACCCTGCTGTTACAAAAGAGTTCAATGATAAGCTGGCGGCAATGCTTGCCGAACGAGAAAAACAGGATAAAAACAATATTGTTATTGCCCTTACCGAAGAGGAATATGCTGCAAAATATGGCAAGGCGGACGCGGCTGCAGATAAAAATATCGATGGAACTTTGGCCGCTATGCTGGCTGAACGCGAAAAGCAGGACAAAAACTTGGCTTTGTCAACCCTGACTGAAGAAGAATACACAGCAAAATATGGCAAGCAGCCTTCAGGAAAGGACACAAAAACACAATAATTTTGTTGCTTATTGCTTATTGCTTATTTCTTATTCAAATCGGAATATAGTTACTGTGCTATCTGTTAAAGTTATTGTGCTATAAAACAAGCCATCTGGTATGCCGGATTGGCCGAAATTCTCTATATTAACTTTCATTGAACCCAGCGTAGGATTTGCATATGGCTGTTGAGGTGCTGCAGAAATAACTATAGATGATATGAAGATAGATGATGTAATGGCAGTGCTTAATGTAGACAATGTTGTTGTCATATATGCGTTTTGGTCTATTAATATAGGGGTAGTTCCGCCCCAGAAATATGTTGCTAAATTTCCATCGTAGGCACGCTGTGGTCCCCATGTTGGTAAATCTCCATTATAGGGTGTTGATGATGTTGATAAAAGAGCGGCGTACACATTTAATTTATCGTTTGTGACATTTTCTTGTAACGCATTATAAATGCCAATTTCGGCAACTTGTAGATATTTGGCTACGGAACCATCGTTATAGATACGCAACCGTGTGTTTAATGTTGGTCTGTAAACATAAATAGGCTGGGGGAAGTTATAGGTGTAAAACACCTGGCGCGGTGCGCTTATGTTGCCGTCGGCCTGATTTTCCGCACTTGTAAAAACAGACACATACAAGGCTGTGTATTTTGTTATTACGTATGGGGCGATTGGTGCTCTGACATTTGCTGCGTAATTACCAGATATATAGGGGCCTGATGTTGCTAGGAAGGTTTCACCGGCGCTATTTTGCCCCAGAAAATTAAAGGCCAGTGGAATATTCAAATCATTTGTTGTCCAAGACATAGGAATTTGCGTGCCAGCATACATAAAGGTTGATGCCTGTATACTGAGTGCACTGACCTTAACATTGGAAGGAAATGTTAAGGGGTCCAATACCACCTTAGAATATACATAGGGATATGTATATAAATTACGCATTAGTAGTCCCTTTGGCGTGTATCTCATCTCTAACACATATGAACCTACAAACGTTGATATTATTAGTTGGCTGGGTGCTTGACCTAAGGGTGTCAAGATTTGTGGCTGATTTAGCCATCCAGACAAATTTTCTGTGTCAAGCGTAATATATTTATTTGTATATGTCGAAAATATATCTATTTGAAGATTAATATCTCTGTGCATAAGGGCGGTTATATTTGTTGAATACGTTAACCCGTAATATATATTGTTTCCAATATCCGATATTAACATATAAAAATTATTATTTTCTGTAATATCTAGCGTGACTACTCCCGCAACAAGACTGGATAATCCTGTTTTGGCTTGGACATTTAATATTGTTGATATATTATTTACACTATTCATTATTATACTGGGTGCCGTAGAATGTTCTCTAAAAGTATTTTCTATGGCCGCGCCTATATAGGTTGATGTTGTAACAATTGTTGTTGATAATAATGCTTTTGATATTGATATATATTCAAGCCCAAACACTGTTGATACTGTATTTGTCATTGATGATAAATATGACGACGTCATTGAAACAATTGTAGAACTTGCTTGTGGAGTAAGCGTGCTTACTATAGTTGATAAACTAATCAGCGCTTCACTATTCAAATATGCTAATGATGATAGATTAATATAATTAAGTGTGCTGTTATATATATGTGTGTATGTGGTTACCGTGGAGTTGAAGCCGCCGCTACTTGTAGACATTGTTGATAAGACGATTCGTGCAGAGTAATCGGATAGCTCTGTAAAGGTTTGATATATCTTGGCTGGAAGACCTATGCTGAAAAATGTCGAAAAAGTCGTATTAATTGCATTTATCTGTGTTCCAGTATTTGTTGATAAATTGTATGTATAATTCATTATACCGGTTGCCGATGACACGATGGAATTATTTACCTGCGTATTGGTGAAATTTATCAAAAACATAAATGCATCACTGGTCACGTTTAAAGCATGCGTTGTTGTGCTTAACACTGAAGATATATTTTCTGATGTAAACTCATTAGCTGCTGCTAATACTTGAACTGCTGAGTTTGCTATATTGCTACTTAGGGCTGCATCTGCAGCAGCCCAGGTACTTGGATAGTTTTGTGTAATTTCATAATTGCTTCCCACAACTGTTGATAGAGATTCAATATTTGAATCTAATGTGCTTTTATTTGTATTTATTTGATTCTGTAATACAGTATTGGTGCTTCCTTGAGCTGTGGATATTTCTGTGACATATGTTGACAATTCTGTAATTTTATTACTCACATTTGTTGATAAAAACTGTGTTGCTATATTTATAAATACTATTTCTTGAGACATAGTATTGATTTGATTAGAGATACTTCCATTAGAACTAACTATTGCGCTATTTAATTGTGCCGAAAGATTTTCAGTATCAACAATGCGTGTATATGTTGATGCTATTTGAGCAGCAAGCGCAGTTGAATAGGTTGCAATAGCAATATCTGTATATGCTGTTCCCGCTGAAAATGTGCTTAAATTTTGAGTAAACGTCGATATACTATATAATGTAGATGTCAAACTTGTATAGCTACTAGATATGGCAGCAGCCAAGGAGGTGCTGGCCGTAGCTGCATTTCCTGTAATTGATGATGTGTTACCAGTTAGTTGGGATGATATAGATAATACTTGGGCTGCTGTAACACCTGGTGCCCAGTATGTTGTTCCATCACCCCGCGAAAATATTTGATAATTTGCTGGATAGTTAGAGTTATCGGCAGTTTTTATCAAAACGTCACGAACCCTTAATGTATCTATTTCAAGACTCTTTATCAGAGACATCCTAACTCTATTATTGTTTATTAATTCGTGGAAATGGCGGTGCGCTGAGCTGCATGTTCTTTGGGATTGACTTGGCTTGGAATAGATGCAGTTCGGACAACGGCCTAAATAAAGGTTCCTCAGACTTCATAGGGATATGCTCGGTGGTGGTTTATTACAACTTGTTGCGACCGGGCGCCAAGATATTTATTTAACCGGTAATCCACAAACTACATATTTCAAACAAGTATATCGGCGCCATACAAATTTTGCAATAGAAAGCTGTCGTATTGATTTTGACGGGGCCGCCGATTTCGGGAAAGTTATTGTTACTACGATACCCCGAAAGGGTGATTTGCTAAATACACTCGTATTAGAGGTATCGCTCCCGAGATTACCCCAGACTACGGCTGGTAGCACCGACACATCTTGGGTGAATGGCATAGGGCACGCTATGATAGATTATATTAGCTTGGAAATTGGTGGTAAGGAAATTGACCGACAATACGGTGAATGGATGCATATTATGTCGTCCCTGCAGGTCGATAGCTCAAAACGCACCGGCTTTAACAATATGGTAGGCTACCAAGAGGCTTTTACTCAGGAATCCCAGCCAGGACCATTGAAATTATATGTGCCTTTGAAATTATGGTTCTGTAATAATGTAGGCCTCAGTTTACCATTGGTGGCACTACAAGCCCACCCCGTGCGTATTTATATTAAGCTGCGCTCCTTCCAAAATTTGTGGTATCGCGATTCATTAACGATTGATCCAATGCAGAGAATTTTACCAGAAATACATCCAATCAGCGTTGTGATGTGGGGAGACTACATACATTTAGATACAGATGAACGTCGGCGCTTTGTTAGCTCCAAACACGAATATCTGATAGAGCAGACACAGATACAGAAGAAGACGGCTGTGCCTGCTGGCGCATCATTGTCAAATGTTACACTGGATTTCAACAATCCCCTAAAGGAGCTTGTGTGGATTTTACAAGAGGACCGCATGGCCAACTCAAATGAATGGTTTAATTTTACTAATAGGCGGCTTGTTGAGCAGCATATTATGTTACAGGACCAAATTACACGGGCTGTATTGCGGTTAGATGGGTATGACCGATTTGAGGAACGCGATGCCTCCTATTTCAGATTGGTTCAGCCGTGGCAGCGACACACGGCCATTCCTGATGACTATATTTATGTTTATTCATTCAGCTTGGCTCCCGAGGCTTCACAACCGCAAGGTGCGCTCAACGCAAGTCGCATTGATACTATTGTGCTGGCTCTTACTATGAATCAGACCATTGTTCGATGGCCTACTAGTGTGACAGTATATGCGATTAATTACAATGTGTTGCGCATTGCAGCGGGCCTGGGTGGCGTCTTATTTTCTGCATAAAGTCTTTTCCGAGGGGTATACAGGATGTATACCACACGTGGAACTATTATGGCACTTGAAGTATTACAAGAGATTGAGGCGCGGGATAAGGCGGAATTTTGGCGAGGTTTACCCTTACTTATGAAGTTGTCTTTATTAATTCCGCGTGTATCCAAAAAAGCCGTTTATAATTATTTTTGCGGGCCGCGCTAATGGATATTTTAAAACGGATTATTTCATTTTTGAAATAATCCGTTTAAATCATTCTTAAAAATTAACCTAACCCGATAGAGAGAGTATGTCTACTCCCGAAACAAACGTAGGCACGGCTGAACCCAAAGGGTCTATAAACACTGACCCCGCCACTACAACTGATGGAGCACAACATAACAGCGGTTCAGCCAGTCCCAGCAACGTATCAGCTAGTCCCAGCAACGTATCAGCTAGTCCCGTCACTAATTCAGACAGCAAATTGGAGGGACCCGAACCACCTTTTATTACACCACATCACATGAGCGATATTGATTTTTGGAAACATCCTGACCGTAATTATTATGTGTTTGTATGTCTTTCGTGTTTAATGGGATTTATTGGCGCGGACCATTTCTATTTACGTTCGTTCGATACCGCTATGAAAAAGGCTGTTGTAAATTTATTCACATTTGGAATGTGGTATATATGGGATATATTACAAATTGTATACGATGGAAAAAAAGTCAGAGAAGAAGGCTTGAACAGTCCCTTTGATTGGATACGGGGCATTGGGCGCGGTGTCTTTGTTGACCCTGTTAAAAAAGCAGCTGCATCAGATAAACCTGCACCAATTATTCGCTCAGATAAAGATATTGTTATTTATACAATTGCTGCTTTTATGGGTGGGTTGTTCGGGACAGACCGTATATACATGGGGCAATATGGAATAGGTATTGTGAAATTTATTGCTTGCTGGAATCTTGTTACATTCTTATTTGGGTGGGCCTGGGTCTTGTGGGATGCCTTTCATGCGGTTTTATACCCTGAAAGCATAGTAAAAGGAAAACTAGAGGTACCCATACCTTGGAATTTTGCATTTCCTACTGGAATTTCTGGCGAGCCAATATTTATTCCACGAGAAGTATCAGTCGAAGAGCAAGCACAGGAAGCAGCGGCCTCTGCAGAATTTTGGAATAAAGGACTTGTGGGTATATTTGAAAATATCAGCAGAGACTTTCAAAAGGGCCTAGGCCTGCCTACGTTTGATTTAAAAACCTTCCGTTTTCTATATAAAGAGCTAGCGGTGCCGCTTTTACAGCCGACAGTAGGAACTGCTATACAAAAAGCAGACCAGGGTATTAAATTAACAACTAAAGCTACTGCTGTAGGAACCGAACTTGCAGAAACTGCCCCAAAAATAGCAGGGGCTGTTACCTCCCAAATAGCTGCTATTAGCGACCCTACAAAGTTAATGGGTCAGATACAAGCGGCTGCCGCGGCTAAAGCTGCAGAAAGGGCCCCTGGACTTGCAGCAATCCAGACTGGTGGTAGTGGCGGTGGCGGTGGCGGTGGTGGCAGCTCTTCCAGTTCAGGCCCCATTATTGCTGGCACTTTAGCAGCAATTACACTGGCTGGCGCGGCAAAAGTTATGGTAGAACTTCTCAGCCACAAGAAATGAGAACGTTTGATACGCAATTAGAGTTTGAGGAGTTTTGGTTTGGACGGGCAGAAGTGACGAAACCAGCATCTGTGCGGGCCAGCGACAAGGGATTTTTTGTATATTTTACGGCCACATGGTGTGGGGCGTGCAAGCGTCTGGATTTAGATGCAGTTGAGTCCGCCGCAAAGGCTGCAGGCGTGCCCTTATGGAAGGTAGAGCAGACAGTAAATGATTATACGGCTGGTTACTGTGACGTTCGGTCACTGCCAACATTCTTGTTTATTAATCCACGTACCATTGTTGGGCGCATTAGTTCGTCACGCACCGAGGACGTGACTACGTGGATGGCTAATGTTAGCGTCGAAAAAAAGAAAACTGAGACTAAATAGAACTATTTGTATTTCTAGTATAGATGGGCACTCCAAATAATGCCGTCCGCGCAGAATTAAGAAACGTTTTGGCTCGTCGCCGCGAACAGTTACAAAAAGGGGAAATTACCTTTACGGCTACTGGTCAAAATACGCGACGAAACGCTAATGCAAATAAAAAGCATATGAATCTGCTGCGGCGTGGGCCTGGACCTAATGCTGGGTCTACACGCAAAACTAATAACCTAGTTAAACGCCCGGCTTTAGAGCCTTATATTAAAGTATCTGGACTACAAGCTGGGGTTAGCGCCCTAGTATGTGTTAGTGAAGCTGCAGGCGGGACGTATAGATGTACGGCCCGACAAACAGGTGGACGGCGCCGAAATACACGTAAGATGCGTTAAAAAAGTGCCTTACGTAGCAGCCAGGCGGTTTGCAGGACTTGACATTTCCTATACCTGATTCCTGGATTTTTATAAACGTTGTATCTTGTGTGTTAATAGTTGTGATTTGAACAAATGATTTGGTTGAGTCTCCTTTAGACAAATCATTTGTTAAGATAGTTTATGGCCCGCGACTAAGCACGGTGTGAGCTTTAACCTTTGACCCGGTTAGCGGATGATTGATTTTTGAATTGGGGTTAAATAATATGGCGGACATTAACGTGTGCCCAAACGGTCAATTTGCTCTTCGCTACGTAAGGCACAGGTGTGCGGGGATTGTCTTATTTATACAGTTATTAGCGTCTTGCCATTTGTTTCTGCCAAAACCCAGTCAACATTTGTCTTGAACGCTTCGACTTCTGCTTCAAGGGCGCTGATTAGGTTGTGGGATTGAAGTGGGTCAACCAGTGAGACCTTATTGTTTTCCAGGAAACCCGTAGTTAGGGTGTTGATTGTTTCAGGATTTGTGCGCACGTCTTTACCCATTTCAGAGGAAAGAAGCGTGTCTAGGCGCTTAGTCACTTCATCTTGGGCCTCTTCAAGGCGGGCTGTGGCTTGGATACGTTGTTTCTTCATTGAGGCAACAAGCATTTCCTTGTACGCAATGCTTGCCTTGTGCTCAATGGCCTCGGCTACTGTTCCGGTCCAATTACCTATGGACACGTTGGTCGTTGCATTTGATTGGATTATGGCACGTTTAATTGTATTATGCCGCTTTACCAAATCATTGAAGGATTGGTAGTTTGCCTCAGCAGATTGCTTCAAAGCCTCTTGGTCCACCGCATGTGTCTTTGTCTTAACGTCGACAAAGCGGAAACATTGGACTTCCTCGGCATCACTATAGTGACGGCTTTTTGGTGGCGTTGACCCAGAGGCAAGCTTCTTGATACGTTTATCCAGAAGCTTGAGTTCAGCAAGTCCCTGTGTTATGCTTATTTGTGTAGTCATGGTATTTGTTTAACTATGATTGCACAAATAGATATATTCAAATTTTTACATCTTTCTCTTTATTTCTTATTATACTTGATTTCTGATTCTTATTTATGATTCGTGATTCTTATTTTGATTTCTGATTCTTATTTGCACTTGCTTGTGTAACAGTTAGTTCTTCTTTAATCATGTGAATTAGCCGTTCAGCATGTTCAAGAGCCCCTTCAATCCATTGCTGCTGCTCTGAAAATGATTCCCCAACAAGATGTAATCTTGGGTGAGTTTCTGGCATAGGGTGAAGAGCCTGGCTGCTTAATTTTTTATAATTATATTCCCCTGGCAGCCAATAAGAACAACCATCCTTCCACAAATGCGCTTTAGTATAGACCGCCTTAGGTATGTCTAAGTTTGGATACAATATTTGTGTTTCACTGCGAATCTTGAAGGCAAACCGCTCCATGTTTTCAGGCTTTGTTGAGTCGGGCCACTGTTCAATATCGCGGCTATCTAAATATGAACTCATTATTAGGCCTTGAGCTTTATTTATAGGAATAATATAACGTAACGGACTATTTGTCACCACTTTGTGCGCGGGAAACCAACTGGCATCTTTGTATACAGAATATACACGCATCAAGGGTTCCATACGAATATGCTTTAGTAACGGGTGGTCTGCAGAAAAGGGATAAATTTTTTGAAGGGCTTTAGAAGGGGCTGCCAAAATAGCGCGTTTGCTCTTATATTGAACGTATTTTTTGTCTTTAATTCCAGATATATTGTATATATCCTCTTTTAGTTCTACACGTTGTATTTCTATATCGTACACAAAGGTTATGCCCAGTTTTTCTGCCGATTCAACCAATGATTTAATTAGTGTTGTAAAACCCTCCTTTAACACAACAAAATGACCTTTGGCAAGTTGTGTATAAATAGGAATAGATGCTTCAGCGCTCATCACTTCTATTTCGGCGCGATATGGATACATATCCAGTAGCTGTGTTGCTTTTTCTGGGCCCAACATATGAATAGCTAATTCACGTAGGGTATGTGTGCGCAAAGTCGTCTTTGGCAACATGGTAAATAAGTTGCATAATTCTAACCACGTGGCGTCAAAATAGTTAGGTTCAGATTCTTTTGCACCGTAGGGGCGCCATTCGGATTCTGATTCAATGCGAATTGTATTTAGATTATATTGTTTGATTAAATTGAGACACCGTTTGTGAGATGAATGGACACGTCCAGCACCAGATTCATAATGTATAGTCTGTGTACCAACCTTTGCACTGTGTGTCCACATACGCCCCCCTGGTACATTATAGCGCTCCAAAACGGCTATTTTCAATTTAGGAAAATGCTTCTGTAGGCCTAGAGCAACAGATATACCAGCTACTCCGGCCCCTACTATTACAATGTCATATATCATTGTAATCCCTAATATAGGGAGAGATTTATTCCGGGTATGCCTGATTATTTTCGTGCTGTTGACCCATCCACCACAACATACATAAATATAGATATGTGGTTAGATTTGTGTATAGCTGGTTGGTTTTTTTGACAAGCGTATGTGTATGTATATGTGCTGTTAGTTGCCGTGCAGAATCTGGACATTCTACTGACATGTATAATGTATAAAGGGCTGCGTCATTTAGCGCTGTGTATATAATTAGGCTTGTGGCGGCCGCATGAGGGCTATGATATTGTGAAATAAAGTATGATGATAGGCCAAGACTAATACTGAAAATTTCGTTGTCAGAAAACAGAAAGCCGAATGATAGAATATTTAGAAAGGGTTGTGTGATTAAGTCAAAAAATAATGCCACAATACTCAGCACGTAATATGGGCTACCGCGGTCGCCTGCCGTATAATGTCTTAAAAACTTCTCGAAAAATAGGCCTGCCAAAATATAGCCTTTGTATGGATTCGGTGGTGTATGAAAAAGACATGTGAAAAAAATAGGTTTTGCTACATAAAGGGTTACGTATGATTCATATGGTTTTATTATGTCTATAAAATAATTTGTACATCTGTCAAGGGCTTCGTCGACGCCTGCCATACTATATTTGTAATCTAACTCCGATTTAAGCCGTTGGCGTTGGTGGGCGCTGAATATATGCCTTTAGAGAAGACTTTGTAGGCTTGCCATTAATATCCTCAAGAATATACACAGAATCCCAACCGTTATCTGAGTGAATAGTTGGATTCAGGCTTGACTTCTTGGCATAGCTGAAATGACTTGGTGTATGGTATTCAGTGTCCCCCGCGCGAATTACATAACCATGAGGTGCTGTAAGTGATGTTACAAAGTTGGCTGAAAATGTCGTCTTCTTGTAAGTGACGTAAACCCTCTGTTCATTCTTGAGGCGCTTACGAAGAAGAGCGTGCTTATCGTCACTTTGCGCTTGGTTTGGCACTACAACATTTGCAGGCGCTTCGATTGACTGAAGCGACGATGTGTCGTCACTGGCCTCGGGTTGCTCTGAGGTCTGAGAGACCGTCTCCGTCTGGTTTTGGTCAATGTCCTCCTGTTGGTCAATGTCCAACTGTTGGTCCTGTCCCTCCTGTTGGTCTTGTCCCTCCTGTTGGTCCATGTCCTGCGCCTCACCGCCATCAGATTCCTTATCTGCCAAGGCTAAAAGATGCACAAGTGACTCCTGTTGGCGCTCGAACTGTTCCATAATGCGCCCCTCTACAGCGTGAAGCTCAGCAATATGCTGATTTAGAACATAACGATTTCCACACATTATCTGGACAAAATCGGCCAGAATCTTAGTAAAGGACATAACGCCAAACACGAAAAGCAGCGAATTAACAATATCAATATTCTCCATATGCTTAATGCGGTCGTTGACTGCGGAAATATTAAACTCCATTTTTGTGACTCTGTATACTTATAGTGACTATCTCAATTTTTTAGGTGCTTGTCTCTGGTTTTATTTATCTATGTATAAAATTCCTTTTGTAAAAATCGATTTAGCTGTTGAGCTTTAGGAAATTTACCCAATACTGCCAAATATCTATTAATAATACTGTTAAACGCGTTCGTCACCATGTCATTTGTTTGCCAATGTGTATGTACTGAAAGTAGGGGTTTGCCTTCTACAAAAATGCCGCTGCAATTTTCATTGGTACGATTTATAGACCACGTTGCTTGAATTGTTGAGGATGATTCAACACCTTGAAACATACGCCACCAACCATAGTTATTTTGAATAGGAAACATGTGGACGGTTGTCGGATTTTGCGCAATATAATCTTTGACAATTGTTTCCAATGCTGCCTGGTCGTAAAAATACGACTTTTCGGCAGCCTTGCGCCACTTTGTTGGCATAGTTGGGTCAGAAGTCCATACATATCCGGCGTTATAGCGACCGTATTTAGCTTCGTCGCGTGGTAAAATCATATGAGGGCAGACACCAATTTGCGCATGTGGATTCAGGATGTTTGGGGCATCAGGCAATGGGCCCATAAAACATATGTCACTATCAAACAAATAAACTGATGGGGCGCCGGCGGTAAAGGCAATATCAATAATTGTGGCCTTTTCCATCATAAAATCTTCCCATAGAGTGGGATAGCGTCGCCCCTTCATGCGTTCCATTGAATTGCGTGTCAGGCCTGTTGCATAATCAAGAAGGGGGTAGCAGGTTATAGGGCCCTTATAGGGACTGTTTGACTTAATATACGTTTCGATTTCGGTATCGCAAATAATATAGACGGTTGGATACGGTTGATTTTGGGAAGTAAATAGAGTCAGTGTAAAAAGAAAGACTTTTAGGTCTTTTAAGGCACTAATTGTTGCCAATGTACATACTATTGGTGGTTGTTGTTGTTGTTGCTCTTGTTGGCCCGGTGTGCTCATTTTACTATTATATAATTAATTACTCTTGGGGTTTAAGTATATACGGTGTATGGACTTAAATCTTTTTATATACATAGAAAATCAGGGCGATGGGCGCGAAACAAAGTACTTTTTTGTATTCGCCACTTGAATTTGTTGCATGGCGTGAAAAATATCCTGGTGAAAATCTGGAATCTTATTTAATATGGCGTTTAGAGGCGGTCTTTGGAACCAAAATTAGCGGAGATATGCTTCTTGTTATAAAATCAATGAACCATAAAATACGTTGCTTATCGGAAGGTTGGCAGATTCAACCTAAAATTCTTTTTGATTTTGTGAAACTGGAGAATAACGCTGTTGTGGCGCGCGTACTTAAAATTATGGAAGCAATATGATTTTATATGCATTAAATAGATGGTTTATAGCCAGATTTGTTCTTGGCTAGACGATTACGTGGGTACAGACCCACCCGAAGAATTGCTAGACACATGGGATTTTGAAGAATGGTTGCATGGCGTGGAACTTGAATCTCTTTTCAGTGACTGTTTTATTGATACATTAAAAACACAACGGGCGCGCAGCGATTCTCTAAAAATTTTTTATAGTCTTTTATGGGAATACTACCTTCTACGTAGTGAGGAGGCGCTGAGTAAATTCAAGTCCATTGAACAGCCGCTAAACATGAATGGTGCGCGTGATATTTCAGGTTGCACTATTTCCACGGAGGATTTGGCTGAAATTATTTGTGGTGAGCGGACTAAGCTTCTACAGCAGAAATCAATTAGTCCTGTGTCGCACGACACCTGGCACCAGACAGTGTATTTGACACCGAAAAAAGGGCGCCTTTCTGAGTCTGCATGGACTTGTCGATTTAAACCTGTGGTATTGGACGTGTATATGCTTCTTAAAAAAACATATGTTATACGCCAATGGAGCCCGTGCAAGCATAATAGTTTGGATAGGCTGGCCACTGCCGTGGCTGGATTAAGTGATAGTGGGCGACTGATATGCTGTGCTGTTGTTAATAGTATCGATGAAAATGTTATACCCTACAATAATTACTGTGTAGTTCAGGGGTCCTTAGAAGTCTTGGATGGTGATTTGGCTGATTACTGCGAATGTGTTATTGAGGCTGGGTTTTTGGACGAGGGCTTATATTGTGGTGTTGTTGCTGTTGTTGGAGATGCCGCCAATATAGCCTCTTGGACATACGCATATTCACCCGTTTACCCTAATACAAAAGATGGGCGGCGGGCGGCGCGGCGCTGGCGACCTGAACAAAATGTTCTTGAACGGCAGCATTGGACATGTTTAAATGTATTATGTAGGCCAGTTATACGTAATAAGCGATGGTGGTTAGCAGTTGGCTTGCCAGAATATAAACGCTTTTGGGATGATATTACCGTAATACAAAATGGACGGCGGGCGCCATTGTTTTTAGACGATGTCTAAGTAGATGTGTGTGTGTGTGATGCGTCTAACTATAATAAATATACACATAATGTGTGTTTATTATACTGGATAATAATGGTGGTGGTGGTGGTGGTGGTGGTGGTGAAGGTGGGACTGATAACATGGTCACTGCCCGTAGCGACAATCAAAATTTTTGGGGGTCTTGGCTCCACTTGGAACTGGTGCACCTATTGCGCCCTCGCGTGGTGCATAGAATGAACCTACAAGTTCTTTGAATGGTGCTGAACATGAATCGGGATACGTATGCACATAGTTATTTGTGCGCTGCGTGTAATCCCCAAGACGCTCGGGTATTCTGTTGCCATCCTGCTCATAGCACTGCTGCTGAGTTAAGGTGCCCACTACGTTAAAAGGGCGGGTCACTTCAATCGAGTCTTTTAAAATATTGGCTGGACCTACATCATTTGTGTCGGGGCTTAGGCGGCTAACTGGGGTATATCCCTCGGGGCCTGTAGGCGTTCCTGATTCAAAGGCCTCGCTAATTACTGTCTTGAACCGCGGGTCTCCAAGATATTTGAGTGCTGCTAAACCGATTAGTATAAGTACTATAATTCCCAAAATATCCTTAGTAAGCATTGGGCTTCCCTAATAGCTTTTTATATTTTTATGTGGTTAGCTGGAGGGCCTGGCACATGTGACCAGCTTTCAACAAATGATTTATCCAATATATTACAATAGCTTGAGCAGACACATGCGCGGTTTTTTGCCGATGCCGTGTATAGATGAAAGAAATAGACGCCATCATTTATTTGTAATGTCTTGCTTTGAGTGCCTTCAACTCGATAGGCTTGGTGTATACAGTTTGTAAATTCATGCTTGGATGTCCGAAGAATCAGCTTTTGGGAGCACAATTTATCTCCGCGTCGTGACATTTTCCGTAAATTCATATAAATTTTGTCCCGTGGAAATTTGTTGCAGCCTGCCCAGAAACCATTTACATATAGGGTTGCTACATTTTCGGGGATGCTTTCCAGTATAGTTTTAAGAGCGGGCTTGTCACGCCGCCGTATTAAAAATTCATCGGTGTCCATTAAAATTGTCCAGGTGGCCGCGCTAAATTTCTTCAAACAGTGACTATATGCAGAATTTTGGGCTATTATAATCCATTCTGGGCCCGATTGCGGGGGCGGTATTAGTGTATGTTTATAGGGAATTTTCCAGGGTACTACATGAATTTGCGGGTCGCTTAAAATTTCTGGAGTTGGGGACTCAGACGAGTTGTTATCATACAATATAAACCGTTCTACCTTGTGGACGCGCCTATAATATTCAATCACTGTGGGAATAATATGCCACTCATCTTTGAATACCAGACATAATTGTGCAGTTACATTCGATAGTAATAGCGGAGGATGAATAGAATATATATTATTATTAATGGTCAATGTTTCAATTGATTCAGGAATCGTGACTTCAATAAAAATTGCTGTATTGTAGTTTTTCGTCCTGAAAACTTTTTGGGCCAGGGGCTCTGGGGCCAACTTTAGTTTTGCATAAATTTCTTCATCTGAAATTTCAAGATAAATTGCTGAATTTAGGTCTATATATACAATTTTTGCATTGGTCGAGGACCTATATACATCTAATATGTCTACTGACGACATATGTTTAGCAAAATAGATAGCTATATGTTTAGGTGGAGGCGGCTAAAAATTTTGTTTTTGGGCGGTATTTTTGCATGTAGTAGTGTATGATACTACATAAACGGTCGACTATATATTATAGTATCATGCCCGCTCAATTTGTATTTATGCAAAATGGATTTGAGACTAACTTGAAGCCTACTGATAAATTGGGTGATGCGCATATTGAAAGTGTTCTGGAGGCTACCGTTGCATTAGGTATAAAGAATTTTAAGGCGGCATACTGTTCACCTTTCTATAGCTCTATACACACTGCGACGCTTGTTAGTGACTTGTGCAAAATTGATAGAATATATGCTGCGGATAATCTTGTAGATAGACAAAATTTAGGGCATGAAAGGGCCAGCAATAGCGCTATTGTTGCTGAATGGCCGAGACTTGATGTGTCACTACTTGATTCCGAACCGGATGTCTGGACATTACAGGAGCCGTTAAAATTTGTTGAAAATCGCGTAATTTTATTTCTGCGTAAATTGGTGGAGCAGTATGAAAATAGTGATGATAACGTATTAATTATTACGCACCACGCCGTGCTGTTTTGTTTGTTTGCGGGGCTGAGTTTTAGTCCGAGTGAAACAATTTGTCTGGATTGCGACGAATTAAAGGAACTTTTATAATATATTAATTAGTGTGGGTAGGATACGGTGATGTTTAAATATATTAACAAATTATTAACTGTGCCAGCGGCGACCAATGAAGAATCAATACTTGAGCAAATGAAAGATTTGGTAGAAACGTTAGAATGTATGTATAAAGACGGTTACGGAACGGGTAATTATAACAGTGCAATAGGAACGGCTTACCAACATATTTGTCATTTGAGAGTGGTCGCCTTATACGAACGTTTTGATACCCTTGTAAAAATGATTAAAAATGTGTCAGTAGCTAATGCTGAGAGTCTGTCGGCCTTAGTTAATCGCTATCGTGCTGTGCGTGCCTGTATACATATAGGGCTTGCTGGGACTACTAATACAATAGCGCTTTTAGACGATTTCCACTAAAATTGAGCCCGGGTCTGCGGCCGTTTGGTTTATTAAAATGAACATGAATATTTCAGATATGAGCGTCGGCGTTGAGCCAGAGATGTATGTGCTAAAGCGCAGCGGGGTGCGTGAGCTTGTTGCATTTGAGAAGGTGTCTGAGCGACTGCGTAAGGTTGCAGATGGACTGAATGTAAATGTCACGGCTGTTGCGCAGAAGGTTTTGGCGCAAATTATTGACGGCATCAAGACGTCGGAGCTGGATAATCTGGCTGCCGACCTGGCTATTTCCAATGTTACGGTAAATCCGGATTACGGGATTCTGGCGGCACGCATTATTATTAGCAATCACCAAAAGAGCACACCTAGCACCTTTCTTGAGGTTGTAGATACGCTCTGCCGAACAGTTGATAGACGCGGACTGCTGACCCAGGTTATTGCTGAGGACCTGGCTGCAGTAGTGCGGGCCAATGCAGAGGCTATTGAGGCACGCATTGACTATAGCCGTGATTATTTGTTTGATTTCTTTGGCTTCAAGACGCTGGAGAAGGCTTATTTGCTGCGCGGGTCTAAT